CCTCATTAGTAATCACTATTTCTTCTTTATTTGGGCAGGTTGTTTCATTTTCCTTTAAATAGCCCTTTGCCACTAAATCCTCTAAGGTAGGATAAGCCATATAATCTACACGATACGCCTCTACTTGCCCTTGTACCATGCTTATATAAGCCGTACAGCCTTTCTTATCTATTGTGGCGAAATGCTTTGTAACATTTGGGATTGTAATTAAAATAAGAATAGAAATTTTATAAGTTTTTCTTCTAAAATGTCTCAAAAGATGTTTATGTAATTAGTTATTTACCAATGGAGTATTTTGATTTTTTATAGAATAGTTTGTAAAAAAAGCTAAGCGTTTTATTTACGCCTAGCTTTTTAAGTTAATTATTGTGCTTTATTTCCCTGTCAAGTACTACCTTTCGCATGCCCAGCCATCTTTGTCACGGTCATGTTTTGAAGCATAAGCTGGGTGGGTAGCACTTACACCACTTGGATAGACTTTACGCAATTCTGTGCAATTTTTGTAGTATTCTTTTTGTGGGGTACTTTGAGCTGTATATTGTTTCTGTTCCTCTTGACTCCTAGCTTCTTGTTCCTTTAGAGCTTCTTCCTCTTTCCTTTTTAGCTCTTCTTGTTTTTTCAATTCTTCTTGTTTCTTTAACTCCTCTTGTTTTTGAAGCTCTGTCTCTTTTTCGTTTAGTTGCTTCTCTAGATTTTCCAACTCTTTATCTTTATCAGCTAATTGATTCCTTAGTTTCTCAACTTTTTGTTCTGCTGTAGCTAATAACTGCTCTTTTTTATGCAATTCTTCTTTTGAGATAAAGGTTGAATCTGTAATGCCACTTACCATTCCCATTACAAACGGAATTATGAAAAGTAAATAAATAAACAATGCTACAGCCATTTTCCAAACTTTTTTAGATCTAAACCCTAAAATTTTTCTATAAAATGGTCTTGATTTTTGGGCAAAGGAGTCTTTCTTTTGCTCTTCTAAAAATAATTGGAGATCTTTACCTTTATTAGCGATAGTTAGATTGATTCCGTCAATTGTAAAATGTGACTTAATTGCAAAATGATCTACGTGACCGTTTTTTCCTTCTGGCCAATCCAATGTATTGATAAGAATTAATTTCTTTTCTGGAGATAGTTTATAAATGAAAAGTTTATCTTGGGTGAAAGCACCATACCCATCAACTTTTAATTCTCTTTGTATACTCACACTTTCAATGAGCCACGCATCTGGATGCTTTTCTCGTATTAACTCTTTGATTCCTGTTGTACTTGATTTCTTGTTTTGATTTTCACTCATTTAATTACCCACTTTTCAATAATTTGGTACTTTAATTTCTATATTTCTCAGACGTGAATTTCTATTGATATTTCAATTTAAATACAAATTAACTATTAAATAACACTACCATTTTTCAATAAAAGAGAGTATTCCTCTTCATCCGTAAACAATTTTAGTGTGTTCTCCTCTATTTCATAATCCGTGATTACTTCACTTGTATGCTCCCACAGTTTTTCTCCGTAATAAGTAAGACATACAACCCCTAATTCACATAAAATAAGAATAGAGGTGTCAGGTAACTTAATAATTTCAAAGACAAGAGAATTAAATTCCTTCATCCATATCAACTTATAATTTTCTAATCCCACACAATAAATTTTCACATCAATACTTATCAAAACACAATTTTCTCTTTCAACTACCTGTAATGATGGGTCAATTCCATGTTGCTCACCAACAATACCAATGAAAATCGAGTCTCTTGTACCAGAACTTACTCCATAAAATTTCTTTTGATCTACACAATCTTTATTAAGAAGAGTAATTTTATTAACTTTGATATATTTTTCAAATTCTGATTTTGATTCAAATTCGTAAAGATTATAACCATTGATTACTTTCATTATTTCCCTCCGTAAAGTTTAACTGTTATTAATTTCTCCCTATCCCATACGGATTCAACTTTTAATACTCCATTAGGTCCCGAAAGTAATGATTCTCTCACTATTCTTCCATTTTCTTGTGTTTTTAGAATACTAGATGGGTTATCGAAAGCATCTGATAAGTTATCCAGAACAAGTTTTCTACCAAATGCATCATCAAAAACCCCAATACTATTTAACTGCCTTTCCATTGCAATAGATCGATCAATATTATGTTTGTTTCCAGTTGCATTTCCAAAAATGTACTCTAATTTTTTGCCGAAGTAAGGAATCCCTTCACATTGGTCTGAATCTACTTCCATCTCTTCATTAGACTCATCACAGCTAGTCTCATTTGGTTCTGTCGGCTCTTCACCATCAGAATCAGGATCCTCCGGATCTTGCCCTCCAGTGGTTGGATCTTCACTTGGTGTTTCATAAGATAGATTGTGAGGATTATCTCTAAATGGATCATCAAGTGGTATAATGATAGGCACATTCTCTATTGATGGCATTGCACTCGGTATCCCGCCAACGTCAGGCACTTCTATAACCGGCTGCAATATATCTGGTATATTACGAGTTGGTATATCTGTAGGTTTAGGCACATATTCATATTTTTCTAAAGGAGGTAGATTTTTTGCTGAAGTTTTCCGAATATCCTCAGAAGGTCCATTAATCTCTCCCGAATACCAACGATTCTGCTGAGCAATCACTATTTCTACCTGACCTGTACCTTCAATAGGTTTTATTTGTGAAATGTAAAAATATTTAGCTGGATCATCTTTGTATGGACTAACTAAATAAGTCCATCGGTCAGTACTTTCCTTCCCCCACAAGGCTTTAGTTAGACCAGGTGCATAAACATCGGTCTTCCAAAAACCATTATCAGCATATTCCTTACTAAAACGAATATCAAAACTGGAATTATATGAAATACCCTCATATTCCTTGAAACCATCAGCCCAATACTTCATCCTTGTTTTATCTAAAGAGTGTTGTTGTATATCAAGACCAATCTCAGCACCAATCCATACAGCCATACCAAAAAAAGTAGAATTAATTAATACCTCTCCATAACCTGGTACACTATCAAGTGGCGTGGGTGTCTGGGCAGATGCTTTCGCTGTTTCAAATGCCTCCCATAAATCCTGATTACGACCTGCAGCTTCATCTGCTTTCCATTTTTCATAAGCTTTCATGTTCCAAGCATCAAAAGCTCGTTCTCTAGCTTCACGATTTTCAAACTTAATTCCTGCACGTTCCAGAGACCCTATCACAGCCCCTTTAAGAGCATTACTTCCTACAACACCAAAAGCATGCGATTTAGTAGGATACATAAAGGTAACACTTATTACTAAAATTAAACTAAGTAAACAAAGAGCTATCTTTTTCAATTTCATCTCTCCTTATATATAAAATATATGTACATTCCAAAGTTACCATATTAATACTAATTAAGAAATACATTCTAACTACAAAAAAACATTCTATTTAATTCAAATTACTTACTAGATTAATCGAGAAAGACTCCTACACTCTTCAACTAGTTTTAGAAAGTTACGCTATGCTGTATTTTCTGTTTCTCCTACTTTAAATAACAAAAGACCACTCATAACAGAGTGGCCTTGCTCTAAGAATATCATTCTATTTCTCATACTTTTATATTATTTGTCTTCTATATTTTAATAATTCGTCATCTTCTAGGCTCTAACTGATTAATAATTTTCTTGTTCTTGATATAAAATAACTTTATTTGAACCAATAAAAATATGTCAAAGCCACCCTCAACTCTAAAGCAACACAAGATGGACATTTTTCATCTTTTCTATTTTAGTACATATCATTTAATTTGTTTTAACCAATACAAAATTTTAACTCTCTCCTTTTAATTTGATTAACAATTTTTAGTCATTTACTTTTATAGTCATTTATTTGTTTCTATAAACTAGACCTCTTTTAGGTATGAAGTGGTCTTCAATTATTGTGTATTAACACAATACCCCTTGTATTTATCACAAAAAACACTAGCTGAATCATTATCAAAATGTTGATTTGTTATACAGTTTATAATTTCCTTTGTAAAGTCATCCGCGCCTTTTAATAAATATCCGATAGCAAAACCATTTGCTTCATGTTCCTCTGGTCGTTTTGAATAATCACTTATACTGAAATAATCCTCTATTGAATATCCTAATTTCATAAACTGTTTTACATGGTAGAATTCATGAGCAATAATAAATTTCAAAAAAAGCTCTGAAGCAATATCTACAAGATGTTGATCAAAGATTCTTCCAAACAATCGCTCACTTTCCTTAGTTAAAGGTTCAACTAGAAATTCCACTCTTATAAGACTTGTCTTATTTTTATTTGGAATACAAGACGCTGGTGAACCAAAAATATTGGCGTCTATTTTAATAGGTAAATTAACATCCTCAATATTTAAAGCGTGCCTAAGTTCTATTAGAAAGTCCCCTTCTAATAATTTCTTTAGAACGGTTTTTAACTGTGTAGAATCAATACATCCCCCAAAAAACGCCATATAAATCTCCATTCCCTAATATATTAAATAACAAATTATATCAATTAATATTTTGAAATCATTAAATTTACAATAAAACTAATTATCTTTTCTTCTATTTTCATCTGCTTGATTAAATTGCAATAAAGCAATAACAAATGCCATTGCCAAAGCACATACTGATATAAAATGACTAGCTTTAGAAACATGATCGTTTTCAATTATAGATATACAATAACAATACATAGCAATAGTGAAACAAAAGATTGCTACGAATGCCATTAAACTTAAAATAATTTTAAATGAAATATTTAATAAAAAATTTTTGTACCAACGTTGTTTAAATAAATAAAAACAAAATAAAGGTAATAAAACAAATAATATTTTAACGTTAATATGGATACTTATTACATGCTCATTAATAATATATAACAAGAAATAATTTAAGACATACAACAAGATTATTAAAATAACATTTACTAATTTATTTATTAAATTCTCATATTTATTTATATTTTTTTTATAAAAAGAATGAGATGTAAAGAAGCTTAGTAAGCTGGCCCCAATTGGAACACCTACAAGTATTCCTAAAATCAAGACAAAATAATAAACACTATTCATTTAAACTATCATTCCTATAATATTTATTCTATTATTTATCTCTCACAAGCCAAACCGTCTCCATCTCGATCATGTTTCTTATCGTATGCTGGATGCGATGAATTAACTCCGTCAGGATACACTTTTCTTAGTTCTGTACAATTTTTAAAACTCTCTCTTGAAGGTTCACTTGGTGTTGTTATAGGAGTTGTAGTTGGTTTTTCTGTGTAGCTATCCTCCACTGGTTCACATGCCCATCCATCATTATCTGCATCATGTTGTGATTCATAAGCTGGGTGACCACTCATTACGCCTCCCGGATAAACAGCTCGCATTTCTGAACAGTTTTTAAAGGATTCTTTGACTGGTTCTGTAGGTTTTGTTTCAGGCTTCTGCTGAGAAGGTTTTGACTCTGGTACGTTGAACTCCTTAGCAGCAACATTATAGGTCTTACCATTAGTTGTAATTACGATTGTACCGTCTTGAGCTGTTGAATACACTTTACTTCCCGCGCTCATTAGATTAGTTAAAACCTCATTATGTGGATGACCATAGCTATTATCCTTACCATAGCTTAATATTGTTACTTCAGGTTTAACTGCTTTTAAAAATTTTGATGATGTACTTGTATTAGAACCGTGATGCCCAGCTTTCAAAATCTGTACATTTAAAGAATCAAAAGAATTGGTAAGTAATTCTTCCAAGTCTTTACTTGCATCTGCCATTAGCAAAAATTCAACGTTTTTATATCCTGTTTTTAATACAATTGAAGCATCATTTGTATCTACTGCTTTGGCATCGGAATATAACGATTGTAAGTAAAAATCAGAAGTCCAATCACCTATTAAAATTTCACCTATTTTAGGTTCTATATACTTAATATTTTTTTGCTCTACAAGTTTTAAAAGTTGAGTGTATGTTTCTGTAGTATGAGATTTACCACTATTCACAAACTTACCAACAGAAATTGAGTTTAATACCGATATTAATCCACCAACATGATCAGCATCAGGATGGGTTGCTACTACAAAGTCTAGCTTTTTAATACCTTTTGATTTTAGGTAATTGACAACAGTCTTTCCTGCTGATTTTGGTCCTCCATCTACTAAAATATTCTTTCCATCGTGAGATTGAATAAGCGTCGAATCTCCTTGACCAACATCAATGAAATGGATTTTCATTTCGTTGTTTTTAGCTGCAATTGTTTGAATAGGTAAAGCAAATGCAACTACTAAAATTAGAGCTAAAATTGTTAAAGTTATTTTCTTCATAAATCTCCCTCCTTCAAAATAATTATACATAAAATGCTTATAATTGGTATAATTGTATTATTTATAAAAATTCCGATGAGGTATTTACGAATATAAAAAGAAATAGGTACCAAAAAAGAAAGAACATGATGGATCAGAAATTTAATATGCAAATTCACCACTGGAGCTGACTGCATTGTTACTATATAAAACGTGGCACTAAATAAACGACAAACTCAGCATCTCCATCCTTCTCTCTAAAAAGAAGTGAAAGTCAATGCTACCTCCAAACGCAAAGACAATAAGTGTGAAAATAATAAAATAAGTAGTTTTGTTTATAGTACAACCTTTAAGTAATTTTTCACACCTGGAGTCAACTATTTAAAATCGCTAACCAGGCAACTGTACATGACTTTATTCCAATTGAGAATAATAACTTATATTCAAATAAAACTTAATACTTAAAAAATATTTTATACACTCGTGTCTTAATACCTAACTATTCTAAGGAACATTATCTTCTACGGTTGTAATCAGGTAAACGCTGAAGTAATCATCTACTCTATTTCTGATTTTTACTTCAGCGTTGCTCCCTTGATGTTTTTTAAGATCAAATATTCCAGACATAAATTTTTACATAATTATAAACTATAGTAGTTTTTCGAATATCATTTAAAGGAAATTTCTGCAAGTTAAGTATTTGGTACATAGTGGATATGAAGTCTGATTTTATGTTAAATTAGTATTATTATAAAGTTCAATATTTAGTGCCCAATAATTAAATTTACTTTTCATTCAGTTTAAGGAGAAGAGAAGATTATGGATATCAATAAGCTTGTAGATAGTTTATTTTGTAACCAGTGTGTAAGTATAGATATTTTGAAAGGGAATATCCAATGTGAGTATAGTTATTGCGAATGTAAGGCCAACTCAAATTTTGCTTCACTATTAGATATGTTTGCTAATTTATGTTATTTAGTAGATGGGAGTAACTTTAAAGATTTTAATTCTGAATTGAATTTTATTGATCCAAGAGAAATTAGAAGACACACTATGGAAATTAATCAGACATGGAATAATCATATTTCAGAAAAACCATACTCTTCCAATGAATATAAATATATAAGTTCCCAGAGCTTATATATTATTAAAGAAGATTTAAAGACTCAAAAGAACAATAATTCTTTATTATTAAGAGTAGTTTTTTGGATTAGAACACTTGATAATTATTTTAGTATTCTACTTGACTATATCGATAATGAGATAATTAATGAATCACATTTTCCAACTAAAAGGGGTGTTTTATTATTAAGATTAAAATCCAAAGTTGCTGATTATGTTTTTAATATTAGAAAAGAAGTACCTCATACTGATCCTAATAGACTTAAATTAAGATACTTTTTAAATAACTTGCACCTTTCAAAGAAAGTAAGTGCTGATAACTATATCAAACATAGATACTTGGATTTCGGAACTTCCAAAAGTTTTAAAAATAATGACATAGAGGACCTAAAAATAGGTTTCTTATCAGGGGATTTTACTGTAGATGATTATGATTGGTGTATAGAAGAGAGTAGTAATACTAGCAAACTCTTTTACTTTAATGGAATAAATAATAAAAATGAGTACTGTGAAATAATTACAAAGAAAGTAAAGGAATTACTAGAAAGTAACCCTCACTTTATCATACTACCTGAATTATTTACTCCTGTAGACCTTCAAGAAAAAATTCAACAAGAAATAGATGACTATTATTTTAGGAAAACTATGAAAGACGAACCGGTAAATTTATTGATGGTCTTTCCGGGTAGTTTTCATTCATGGGATCACAATAACACTTACATCTTTAATGTTTCTAGGGTAATAAATAGTTCTGGAGAGCTTGTAGAGATGATTTATAAACAAAATCAGTTTATTATTAAAAAAGATGAAAACCACACAGGGATTTTAGAATCTTTTAAAAAACATGATGGATATGAAAAAATATCATTTACAAATAAAGATATTACAATTTTTGACACTTCTTTAGGGAGAATAGCAATTTTAATTTGCATTGATTTTATCATTGACGAAATTGCCGAGGTTTTAGAAGATAGGCTTGTGGATATAATATTTGTAATGGCTATGACACCAAAACCAGATAGTGGGAAATTTAAACGGAGGTTTCAAGAGCTCTCTGAGAAAAATAAAGCTGTTGTAATAATAGGTAATAACGGTAGTAAAGCTGTTAAAAATGTAATTAATCTGCCAGGAATTAATAAACCATATACCACAAATAGCTTTTCAGAAGTAAAAAGTATTAGTGAAATATTTTAAAGGAGTTAAAACTAATGGATCGTAAAATCCTTGAAGATACTTTTTCGATTATTCAGACTTTAAAAAAATGCGATAGTTTCAATACAGATTTTGATACACAAGTAAATATCTTGTTATCTCTTATATCTATAGATTTGAATGATCAGAACATGAAAGTAATTGAGAAGATAAAGACAATTATAGATGATAAACTACCGTTTCAAGAAATTAAAGATAAAAAGAGCTTTTATTTAGGAAAATTAAGTGGAACATCACAAATGATTGGACAAATAAAAAAAATTATAGATTTCGACCATTTTGTGAATGAATTAACAGATAAAGAAGTTAATTTATTGTTAGAATTATACTCTAAAAAAGAAATAATTTCTAAATTGGAATCTAATGAAAACTACATGCTGGAAGAATCCAGTAACCATTGGAATGAATTAGAAAATAAAGAATTAGTAATTTCTAATCAATTATCTAATTTTCATTTACGTACATTAAGTTATAAAGGGAGTGAAGTAATCAATTTAATACATAAAAAGAAGAGGCATATTTTATATGATGGAGAATTCCAATTTGCTGCTTATAAAGATGAGAAGCAGATTGAGGATAATAATTTATCTAAAAACAAGTACATTAAAGGTAGTGAAATCAAACCATTTTTCATTGCTGATTATAATGAAGATGATTGTGAAAATTAAATTATATATTGAAAAGTAATGAGAGGATGGATTAGATGGATAAAAATTTGGGACAAAAACTGAAAGATTTTGATCAAATATTTAAAGTAAGTGGATGGAATGGACAAATAAAAATATTGAGTAGTTTAGGGCTTAGTGATTATGAATCCAGTGATGTAGACGATTCAGAGATAGACCAATTTCTAGACGAATTGTTGTTCCAATTATCTGATTTTTATTTAAAAAATAATATGGAAACTCTTGATACTGTTATAGAGAATAATGTAGATGAATCCATTTTAATTAATGCGTTGAAGAAATATTTAAATAATAAATGGGGTTTAAGAGAACACTCATTAAAAGTATCAAATTTTGATATCGATCAAATTCATTTTATAATTGAAGAATTAATCAATACTATGATGATTAGAAGAATACATCGATCTCCAAATATATTTAAGAAATCAGTAAACAATAAATTTAATACAGAGTATGAGAAAGACGATATTTGGAATATTGTTACTTTTTTTGAGTATTTGATTGAATTCTTTGTTGGTAAAAAACATACTTATAATTCCTTTAAACAAATATTAAATAAAGAAACTTTACTTTCAACCGAAATTATAGAGGTTTTCTTTAGTTTGTTACAAAAATATCAATCGGATATTGAAAAAGCTTATATATTAACAAAAATAACTGAAGAATAACTGGACAACCAGGTACTCATATGAGTACCTGGTTATTTATTTTGATGACTTATAAGTAATTCTTCAACCTGTGTCTTCAACGCTTGATTAGCATATCTCATCACTTCATCATTTACGGTTAGATTGCTAAAATACTCACTCACCTTTTCCAACTTTACTATTTTTATTTTATCTTTTGCTAGCACCTTTTTAACGACTTCACGTTTCTTGTGGATGACTGGAACAACCGCCAATACGTTATCAATCATAAATGTACGTTTTGCTTTTTTGGTAAAACAGTAAACTTGAAAATTTTCGCCAACCACCTTGATAATCTTGACACGTCTTTTTGAGACTGTACCATCTTTAGCCATATACATCATGTTTGCAATTTGATTACGCTGCATAGCTTTAACCAGTTGTTCTCTCATCACAGTTCCTCCTAATACGTGAAATGTTCCTCATTTACAAGTACACTTGTTTGTATACATAATAGAACAGATGTTTGTATTTTGACAAGATAAAATTTCTGGAAATAAAAAAGGCTATCATATTTGATAACCTTTAAAATCTGTCTTTGAAATTGACAGCTATAATATTCTCATCTCTATGGACCATTCTGATTACGTTGTAACCCTGTTCTCTTAAAAGGTTTAGAGCAACATCGTCTGTTAGCGCTACATGTTCTTCGTGTGTTAAATGTAAGCTTGATAAACCTATAATTGGTACATTGTCAGGCTTGCGTTTGAATAAAAATCTTACTGGTACTATTACTTCATAGCTCATTATATCTGCCCCCTTTTTACAGATATTTCTACATTATAGGTTAAATCCCTTCCATAAAATCGATGACCGACTTTTATTTCTATGTACAAAACATATCTAATTACCTAAAATGGTAAATAGTAGTTAGATATATTGAGGTGAATAAAAATGTATAATTGCCCTAATTGTTTAGCCAATAATTCATTTATAAAAGTAAATAAAGATGATTACAGTTTATATGTATGTGAATATTGCAATACAGTGATTGAAAAAACACCAATTTCGAAGGAGGGTATTATTGATGAGGAATCGCCTTCACTAAAGATATTTACAACTACACTTGAACAACCTCCAGAGTATAATCAAAAAAATATAGAAACCTTTAATTTAATATTTATTGGTGTATTTATTTTTTGTTTTTTATTACTTATACTCTATTTAGTGTATTATTAATAGTAGAGTACTATACAAAAAAAACCAGCAAAGCTAAAATAGCCGAGCTGGTTTTAGCGATTTTACTGAAACTAACATTATTTACTACGTTGCTCAATAATAATCTTCAAACCTTCAAAATCACCACTTGTCATCGTACCTTGATCGAATTTATCAAGCCATGACTTATCAATGATCGCTTTGTCCACTGCTTGTTTGATTAAATCACGTACCGCACCTTTTGTTGTTGAGTTTGTGAATTTCATAATATCATCATCCTTTTCGGTTGGTTTTTGTATTTCCATTGGCTTCATTGCTTCTTCAATCCGTTTCAAGAAACTATTCCAACGTTCTTCTGCCAATATACGGTGCGGGCAATACTTACCGTTCCAGTCCTGATGTTTCTTCACTCGCTCAATGCCCCAACCATATTGCTTTAATAACTTAGCAATGTATTGAACAGCGTTTTCCTCTGCAACTCCATAACGAGCTCCACCACTTTTGCTGTAGCAAATCTCTACTCCAATAGAAATACGATTGCCTTTTTTATGTGCATTAGGGTCGGTACTACCTCCACCATCACCACAGTGCCAAGCACTTCGGTTGAAAGGAATAGCTTGAATAACTTCTTTATCATCTATTGCCACGTGATAAGATACTTGATTATTGTTATTAATCATGTAAGCAATTTCGTTAGCAGCTGGTGCATCATTGGCTGTATTGTGTACTGTGATATATTGAGGCACCATTGAGTATGGCGCTTTGATTGAATATTTGCTTGCAGGTAGAAAGGTTTGTTTGAAAGTATAAACCATCATTTATCATCCTTTGGTTTTTCATATTTTAAAGCTTGTTCGCTATCACTCGTACCTTCTGTAGTCGGATCAACAACCACGCCAATTAGCACTAAAAAAGCGAGCACAGTGTTAAATAACTCTGTAACTCGCTCATTATAAATTGTTGTGTCGTAACCGAATAGCGCACCGATTTGTTGCACTAACAGTAATAGTAAAGCAAATGCTCCCACTAAGAATGGTTTGTGTTTTAAACGTACTTTCCAGTTAATTTTCATGAATTCATCCTCCAAAAATTGAGTTTTGTAATGCTATAAATAAAACTCCAACGACACCACTAATTGCAGCAGCTAAAAAATAACCTTTGATTTTATCACTGTTCTGTTCCATTTTTTCAACAGATTTTTCGATTTGTTTAACACTTGAAGCTGTGTTGTACACGATTGGTTTAATTGTTGATACGTCTTTTTCTAATTCCTGTAACCGTCTTTCATGGTCAGCTACAGTAACAGCTTGTTGAAAGGTTGTTTCTTGACTCATGCCCTATACCCTCTCCTTTGTCCCTTAAAATAAAAAGCCATGAGAAGCATCGAGATTCAGTACAGTGAACCGTTGCCCATCTCGATTGCTCTCATAGCGTAACAAATAAAAAAGTACACCCTTTTAGATGTACTTTGATTATTAAAGTTATAAATAAAAATGTTTTAGTTGTTAGAAATGATACAGTATTAATTCAGTAATAAAATTAAATACTATATCATTTCTTAAGCGCTTGGCTATATATCTGGCCTCCAGGCTCCCCGCAAAACGCCAAAGCAACAACTAATATGAAAGTATTAAACAAATTTATCATCTCCAAACTTTGTATTGAATCTAAGACATCTGATATTACCGATGATAGTACGCCACTATACATAACGCCTATAAACCATCCTTTATTGCCCATAAATATATTTAAGCTTTCATAGGTGGGGAGATTTCGAATTGAACGAAAACCAGTAAAATACATATTTATATCTATATTATAAATAATCATTGTGAATGTGTATATTAAATTTTCGTAGTTATGCTTTCGTTTCTGTTTGTGTAGCTTCTACAGGCAACACACTAATTATAATATGTTTATTGATGATAGCCCCACCAATATTCACGAAGTTAATCTTCTGATCATTTAATGTTGCTGTAAAAGCAGTTGCATCAAACTCTGCATTTGTTAAATTAATAGCTTGTCCATTGTTTAGTTGTACTTGATAGTTCATGTTATCATTCTCCTTTTATGTTAGTGCTATAGAACCTTTTGTTAAACCGTCAACTTGCACATATAATCTTCCATTTGAGTAAGAGATACCTATACCCGACGAATTAGCTCTTGCGACTCCTCGAACAGTTGCGTATGAAAAATCTACAGTCCCATTAAAATCAGTAATGCCACCACCTGTTCCGATTGTTATATCTGCAGAACTCAAATTAATTTCTTGAGCGTTTAATTCCATCCCATAACCAGAACTGTTGATACGATTTGAGTTATTAAATACTAGTGACTTAAAACCACCACTTTTACCTAAATACAAATTGTTCCCTACTGTAGCATCAGTGCTAATATCAATCGTGGCACCTTCAATCCTTCCAGCATAAATTGTCCCTAAGTTACCACTTATATCAGAAAGAACACTTACAGCACCAACCAAGCTGATTTTAGAAGCCTGAATCGTAATCGTTGTTGATGTTTGATTTATCAATGAAGCTATTGTATTACCATTGTAATCAGTATTACTTACCTTTTGAGTAATCTGATATGCCTGTTGCGTAATGCTACTTTCCGCTGTTCCAAGTCTGGAATCAACATTTGATACTTGGGTTGTTATTTGTCCAACCTCAATAGATAAAGACGATACCTGCGTCTGTGTACTATCAGCTTTACGTTCTACCCTGGAAACCTCTGCTGTTATGCTGTCAGCTCTGATATTGAGTTGGGCCACCTCGTTAGTAATACGGTTGTTCACACTCAAATTAATGTTGTCAGCTTTAATATCAATTGCTGCAATGCTATGGTTGATGCGCTCTACTTCTAAGCGAATATTAGAATCCGTTTGCGTAAAGGATGACCGATATTCCTTTATCGACTCCTTTAAAATCTCTTGTGTTTCAGTTAATTCATCAGACAACGTTTGAGGTAATGCATTCCCAATAACTACGGCCACTGTCTTGAATTCATCTGTTTCTTCATCAATAACTTGAGTGACCTCTAATATACGAGTCTGCATTTCATAATCCCACGGCTCGTAAATTAGCCAGATACGTTCCCCAAGCTGTTTATCTAACAACTCGATTGAATTCAATTCAATCGATAATTCTGGCTGATCTTTCAATGATTTTCGAGCCTTTTCCATCAAATTCTCTGAATCTGAGAACCGTTCATCACTTATATCATCAGCGTCTCGAATACCCCATTTAGCAGCCTGCGGTGACGTGTATCGGACAACGAGATTATCTTTACCCTTGGCACTAATACGGGTCCTTAGATTGTCTGTATTAACCGATTTAGACAGTTCAACGATGTTGTCACCGTATTGGTATACGAAATTGTTATCTGGGCCAAGCATCTTGCTGAAATGGATGTTGCTGTTTGATGTGATCTCATACTCACATTCAAAAGCTTCACAAATTTGATTCACTAATTTAACGATATTGTCGTTACCAAAAGCCTCTATAAAGCCATCTTCGTTAAAATCACTTGTAAAGGTCCAATTTGTATCACGTAAAGCGAAAGTGGCAAATTCATTAAAGGTTTTATGCCCTCCATTTGTTCCTTCTTGCCTACGCCAGATGTTGTCAAAAAAGATGTGTTGTGCAAGGACTGATTTTACATTTCCTCGGGATTTCCGTTGTAGTTGCTTTATCCTGAACTGAAAGCCACCAGCCTCGATAATACTTTCCTCTGCTATCAGTTGAAATGAATGCGGGTTATCACGTTCACTTGCATCCAAGGTCAGTTCAAAAACGCCATCGATATTTTTCCTTACTACTGGCTTTCCTCTACATACCAAAGCCTCCGTTAAAGTACCTTCGTAGTTAGTGATTGATAGCATCGCATCACCCCCTTTCCCAAAAACAAAAAGCATACTCGAATGTTTGAGCATGCTTTATAGATAATATCTAACTTTCACAGTAGAACTTAGTTCACTCTTTGGTGCATATAAGACTTCGTCTTTGTCAGTCATTACCGCATACATAGCCTTACAACAGGAAGGATATCTAGTATTTCCGTTTTCATATCCACCTACGATATCATGTACATCTCTTGATGTGATTTCTACAAACTCTAAGCCTCTGTCTCTTGCATCTTGTTTTAAATTTATTACAACATTTTTTATTGATTCTATAGTGACTTTAGCCAAGTAAATCTCCTCCCTATTTCATTTTAAAATTCGACAAAGAGGAAATTAATCCTTTAATAAAAATACGCTACCCAAATGAGTAGCGCTTACTGAACAATATGGAACATTTATTTAGAATTTTCTTTTGAATTTTCTTTTGAGTTTTCTTTTGAATTTATCTTAGCTATAACACTAGGGATTTCTTCTAACAAGATTTTCAATAGGTCTTCGATATCGAATAAACCTTTTTCATTTAACCTAGGTACAGCATGATTCTGTAGATATTCCCAATCATAATTGATTGTTTTGAGATCATTTGAATTGGCAATTTCTTTAGTATTTTCTCTTAGTAAAATTCTATATTTGTATGGCCACAATCCCGTTTTATGTTCCTGCATAATGAAATAAGTATCTTGTTTAATATTATCCCAAAAATTTAATCCACCTAAAGTAGGTACAGGTTTTCTAAATGGCATAAAAAATCACTCCTAAAAAGAACAGTATAGAAACAACTGTATCCTATATTTAAGGATTTCACTATTATTATCTCAAGACAATAAAAATAACGCTAAGCGTGAGCCTGCGTTTCAAATAATCATGGATTTGTAAGTGCTATGATTTCTCTTTCAGCAATTTCTAACTCAACATAATGTTGCAATTCAGTTGGTTTTACTTCCTCAACTGATCGTACTTCGCCCATGACACTTGTAGCATAAGCTTTAACCAACCGTTTTTGTACAAGTGTCAATCCTTCAAGATGCGCTTCACTCATTGTATAACCCCCAGTTCTGTAAGCATGGTTAACATTTTAATTTCTAATTCTGCATTGGCGATTTCCTCAGGAGAAGGCTTTAATGACTCTAGTAATTGTTGCGATTCACGTTCAGCTCTTTCTTCGGCTGTTTCACCTTCAATCCATTCACCCCCATTCCATTTTGGTTTAATTATGTCACTAGGTGTGGGTATTATAACAGCATTATGTGGTATGTTTCTTCCACTAAACAGTAAATTAGCTCCAATGATAAACCCATTATCATCTATTAAGTAGATGTATTGAGTTTGTAAATCTGATTCTTGTTTTGTTTCAGCATCCATAATATGTCTCCTCACCTGTTATTAGATTCCATAAGCAAAGTTAAATACTAAATAATCCCCGTTGGTTACTTGTGGCATGTGTTCAGTAGCTAGCAATATCAAACTACCACTACAATTTCCATTCAGGTATACATAATCGCCACCACGTTGCCTTCGTATTGAGAATGCGAAGTCACTTCGTGAGTTAAATTCTTTTGGCAATACGAAAATACTGTTGCTGTGCATAGACCCCGAAACCTGTAACCAAGCTTCTATTGTGACAACGTTACCTAGTCTCCTACCTCTACATCTGGCGGTCTCACCAAAGGCCACCACGAATGGTGCCATTGGAGGAAGAATAACATAACCACTATCTACAGGTATTTTATCATTCAACTGTTTAACAGCTTTAGATGAAGCGCCTGTCAACGGTGTATCTGAATCAATAGCATCTGAAATATTCATACTCACTATTTTCCAGTTACCTAAGTACCCTGAAGTACCACTGACAACAGTACCCCATACGAATTGACCTGATTCATCTTTCACAGCTACCCTCTGAAACACATTTTCACGTAAGTTATTACTGCCTCCATGACGGGCCGTTTGTACTGCATAGGTAGCGTCAGCAGATACTACCACTTCTACCAGCCACGATGTCGAAGAAGTCGGAGCGTTAGGTGTGTTGGCTGGAACAGAGTAGTATCCGTTCTCTGTTAATTTGTTAAGATCGCCTGTATAAACCTTAGTGTTAATGTTACTAACAGCAGCACTTGCTACTCCTGTAACTGGGTCTACAGTGATCGTTACACCGTCAGGCTTGAAATGCCCCAACTCTTCAGTAGTCGCAATTTGTCCCAAATGTTCAGTAACAACTTGCTGATTGTTTGTTACAGTTTGCTGTAAATTTGCTATTTCTTGATTCACTTCTGTGAGATCAGCATCCTGTCCAGGAGGGCCTTGTTCACCTTGCGGGCCTTGAGGTCCAGTATCACCTTTTGGTCCTTTAATCGTACCAACATTTGTCCAATCATTTGTAGTATCTGACCACACATATAAGTCACCATTAATTAAGTAGGCATCTCCTGGTTCGCCAAGGGATGGTAAAGCACTTTCATCTGGAAGTGTTCCTAAAATCCTTACCCCTGTACCCTGCTCGCCTTTTTCTCCTTTTTGAACAAACATCGCCCAATCAGCATTTGAAAGGACAGGAAAAGAAGGTGGCTTAACACCTTTATTGTCACGCAAGGCCATATAACCGTTACCCTCTAATGTGACGAAATTGTTCTTTTTGTACTGTGTTTCTATGTTCCATTCTTTTAAATTTACTAACCCTTCTACGTTCGGTAAGACTACATTTATTGCATTTGTAGCTGTCTGTGCTGCTTGTGTCGCTTGATTTGCATTACCTGTTGCTGTATTTGCATTTTGTGTAGCTTGTACAACATCAATCTTTAATTGCGATAAGTTCGAAGCCTCTTGATTAGCATTATCAGCGGCCTCTTGAGCGAGTACAGCTTTTTCGTTAGCGTATTTAGCTTTCTCTTCTGCAAGCAAAGCACTAGCATTCGCTAATTCTGTGGCTGCTGTGGCTAAAGCTGTAGCTTCTTCTGTTGCTGTTATAGCAGTTCTAGCCTCTTGTGCGGCTGTTAGTGCTTGTTGAATGGAATCGTTTAGACGCTCTAGTAATTCCCCGATATTTTCACCAGTCAGCATATCAATTTGTTGCTGAAGGTTATTAACCTTTTCAAGCATTTCCTCTCTCAAGTTATCGGTCAGTCCATTGGCTTCACCGATTAAGGCTTCTAACAGCCCGAAATTATAGTTCAAATCGTCTCGGTACCCTTTATCAAAGGAAACACCGATTTCACGCATACGTGCCATTGTAGCCCTCCTCACTTGTAATAAAATTTGAATTTAAACGATATTAGAAATTGAGTTGCACCACTAATTTGAATGGTGTTCCAGCCAGGATTCAATACCAAGACTTTGCGGTTTGTATCTTTGAAAATACTGCTACCGTTTTTAGTAAATCGAGTAGGTGTTTCAAGTTTAATTACATCATTAGCACCACTAGAACCGTTGTATTGCCATTGTGTACCGTTCGTGGTATTTCTGATATTTAGATTGGTACTAGCACCGCGAAACTCAATCTCAAAGAGCATGTCTCGCAAGTTAGTTTTTAGTGGCACATCACCAGCGTTGTAAACCTGAAAAGAGATTTGGTTTTGGAATACATATTTTAAGGTTGATGGATCCACAGCAATTAACCCCTGCCCTGTTTGCCAAACATCACGATCAAAAGTACGAGCATCTAACGTGGTACCTGCCGACTCAGCATAGGGTAATTGATAGGTCTCAAATTCAATGTCAACCTTTCCTATCAATCCATTCTGTTCAACCTCATTCATATTGGTACGAATCACTTTGTAGCGTTTGCCTTTAAGTATTTCGATATTGGTGGGTAGTTGAGGATTCTCACCCCATGTTTGCCCTGGCAATTCGAACTCATAAGTCCTAGTCTTATAGGTCGGCCGTCCTTCGTAGATATAAAAAGGCTCCAAGTCGCTAAAAATTGAAAACAATTTATCGCGTCTTAGAGTAAAATCTAATTCATCTGAAGCTATATACATAACAGACAATATGATTACCCTTGAACCATGATTGACTGATTCTCGTACTACCCCGGGTCTACCCTCTACATCTACACTAGATGCTTTCTGGTCAATTGGTCTAATCAATATGTCATGTGTGATATACCCCTCTTTAACAAGGGAGAGTGTAGCCCCTGTACTGTATTCGATTAATGTGTCCATCGACTACACCCCTTTACCAATAGTTGTTCTTCTTGATGAAACCCTGTTACTTTGGTTTCTATCAACATATTCACTAATTACAACCCCATCTAATTCCACAACAAAATCCAGTTTGCTAATTAATGCAGCAATCTGTTTTAATACTCCAATTTGATCTTGGTTTGATGTTAATTCGTAGCTGTTTAATAAATGTGAATCAATACCACCATTAAGAGCTGTTGACAGTCCGATAGAGGCTGTTGAAATATCGGTCTGCATTATATCCGTTAGGCTTCTTACAGTGTTTTCTAACATGCCTTTTGTGCTTGCTAGTCCTTGAATAATGCCCTGTCCAGAAAACGCCCCTGATTTTTCGAGGACCCTTGATGGCGATTTTATTTGTAAAGCTTTACGAATCGTTTTATCGATGGTATTTGCTATCTCATTAGCTTGAGCTTGTAAAGCAGGCACTTGGCTAGCTAGTCCATTACGTAAGCCCTCAATAGCATTGATACCAATCTCTTTCATGCTACTAATCATAGGGTTAAATTCATTTTTTGTACCTTCACGAATTTGTTTGATTTGTTCAACCCATTCATTTTGGTATTGCTCAAGCTTAGATTTCGTTTCTGATTGCAGCTTTTCAATTTGATCTGCCATGTCTTTTCGTTGACCTGTTAACTCAAATTGAGCACGTTCTCTAGCAATCTGCGTTTTTTCTTTCCAAAGATTTTCGTACTCATTCAATTCACCAAGACTTAGCTTGTTTAATGCCGCAATTTCAGCTTGAGCACTCGGTCCAATTGCTTGTAGTTCTGCAATCAAGCCTTGGTCTACACCCTTCGCTGCGAGCATTTGAAGATCATTTGCCCAGTCACGCATTGCGTCTACTTGGCCGCGTAGGTTTTCTATTAGCTTAGAACCAAATACATCTGTTTTACGCTCAAATTCATCAAAGATACTGATCGCATTTGCAATCTCTTTAGCGCGAGCATCTTCGGCATCTTGATAAGCTTTTTGAAGCTCCTTGATCCCATCAATTTCAGCCTGTTGCACATCTTTAATTTTGCTAATGTATTCCTCGTTTAATGTCATTAATCGGTCATGGATGGCTTGCTTTGTTTCAGCAATCTTATCCTCGTAGTAAATACGTTCCTCACTACCAACCTTATAAGCTTTAACATACTTTTCGTATGCTGCGAGCTCTTGAGTCAACGACATCAAGTTGTACTTTTTACGACGGTCAACGTAGTCCTTTTCTTTATTGAATTGTTCTGTTGTTAACTCTGCCATGGATTTGTTGTACTCGATTTGAGCTTTGATCCGTTCTTCTGTACCTTCTTTGAACAAACTAGTTGCATACTGCCAGTAAGCAGCTTGTTCTTTGGTAGACCACTTTTCCAACCCTACTTGATGTTCTGCATATTCTTTTAGCTTGTCGTACTGCTCTTTTGCAGACTTAGCACGAATAGCATCAATCTTTTTAGCCTTTTCTTTTTCAATCTTTTCAAGAGCTGATTTTTCATCATCATGCAATTTCAGGATTTGGCGTTGTTGAGCAGCTGTTAGCTTTTTCTTTTTGTCATTAGCTTTAGCATTAATCTCAGCTATTTTGTTGTTCGACTTCTTTGTTGCCTCTGCTTTTTTCTTCGCATACTCTGCTTCAACCGTTTTGATTTCTTTTTCAATTTCACTTGTCTTGGATGCAATAATCTTCTTTGCAGAATCCATCATATTTGTCGTGGCTTTTACTGTTTGTTGGAAGTTCGGGATAGCTGCTTTTGACATTGCTTCAGCAGATTTCTTAATATAGTCCATATTATTGTAAATACCTGTTGCAACACCCGCTGGTATCCACTTTGCAACTTTGGCCATTTCCCTTGATGGTGAATGAATGCCAAGCTTTTTACGTAGCCAAGCTGGCAATAGTTCTGCAAGTTCCGCAACTTTTGCTTTTACTTTACCAAACCAGTTGTTAATTCCTTTCACTAAACCAGCTACAATGTATTCACCAATTTTCACTAGACTAATATTTTCTAAAAATGATTTAGCCGCATTCCAACCATTAATAACAGCAGTTTTGACATTACCCATCGCTGTTGAAACAATATTTTTAAAGCCATTCCAAATACTTGTAATCGTAGACTTAATACCATTAAGAATAGACGTAATTGAATTCTTTATTCCATTCCAAATGCTTTTAACGACATTAGCTATGGCATTTAAAACACTTGAAATTACGCTCTTAATACCATTCCAAACAGCACGTACAAGACCTGAAATACTTGAAAATAAATTATCTAGGAAGGATGCAATGCTTTGCCATACACTTGTAAAAACTGTTTTGATACCGTTTAAAATCGATGTAAAGAATGACTTAATTCCATTCCAAATCGATGTAATGGTAGTTTTGATTCCATTAAACGTGGATGTGACAATGCTTTTTATAGCATTTAATGTATTAGTGAAGATTCCTTTTATCACAGTCCAAATTCCCTGTAAAAACGTCTTTGCGGTTGAACCAAAAGCTTTTAATGGACCAAGTAGTTTACCTACGAAATAGAGGTTAACAATACCCCATACAGCTTGTAATGCTCCACCTAAGATTTGCTTAATGCCATCCCAAACGCCTTGCCAATCACCTTTAAATAAAGCACTAAACGTTTTAATGATACCTAAAATAATATTAATGGCACCTTGGATAACGTTTTTTATAGCCTCCCAAGTTGAAACGATTAAAGCTTTAACGACAGGCCAAATAAACTGCATGATAGCTCCAATGGCTGACATAACAGTAGTAACTACGGTACCAATAGCATTCCAAATAGTAGATGCTGTTGACTTTATGCTTTCTTGATTCTCATTCCAAAATGTTGTGATCTGTGTCCATACAGACATTACTAAATTTTTAACTGCCGTTACTGCAACAGAAATACCGGTTTTGATAGCTGCCCAGGCTGTTTGAACTTGAGACCTAAACTTTTCATTTGTTTGATATAGGCGTACCAAAATGGCGATAAAACCTACAATTGCTAAAACGACTAAACCAACTGGACTTGTGATTATACCTAATCCTTTTCCAAAGGTTTTAGCGAAGGACAAGACCTTAGCGCCAACTGCTGCCATAGTGCCACTAAAATTAGTAAACAACCCACTAACAGCCTTTAATGCTTTTCCAACTCCGCCCGTTATTGCAGGACCTAAACCTTTGAAGAGCTCTCTAAAAGCAATTATGTTAGGTACGACAGCTAGCAATACACCACCAATTGAAATAAAACTAGCTAAAAGTACACCGATAACTCGATTGCCTTCCATCCCTTCGTTAATAAACTCTAAGATATTATTAACGATGTTCATTAGTCCAGCACCAACAGGAGCCATACCAATGCCTAAATTCACTAGAAACTTAGTTAGGTTCCCAATTAACTGAAGAACGCTAGGTGCAGTCTGTTGGACATAGGACAGGAATGTTTGGAACCCTTGATTTTGAGATAAACTCGATGACCACTCTTTAAAACGGGCCATCATATTAGCTAAACCCGTCATCATGTCGCTCGATGATCCACCAAATGCACTGAAGAAATAAACAATACCAGCAGTTGCATCTCGGAAGATTGCTCGAATCTTTGGCATGTTTGTGTTCACATAATCCATAAAGGATTGGAACTTAGAACTTCCTGATAGACCATTTGACCATTCAGCAAAACGTGCTGTCATTTCTTCGAAGCCCTTAGCTGTTGATGCTGTTAATGGTGCAAATGCCGTTAACATTGAAAATACACCTTGAAGGAGATTCCCCATTGAACGAGTCACTGTTTTCAACATCGGTGCGCCTGTTGTGTTCAAATAGTCCAAGAATTTTTGAATTGGTGGCGTTCCGATTGCTGTGTTTAGTTGTGTCATCAAGCTAGATACTGCTTGAGCACTGGATATAAACAATGGTCTTAACTTTGTGAGTAATGTATTTGTAGCCTGCATTGCACTTGTAAAAGCATTTAACACTGGCTTTTCAGTTTCTTTTACAAGACCCTGATAGGTTGATTTCATGTTGTCAAAAGAAGCTTTGGCATTCTTTTGAGCTGCATTTAACTGTGCGTTTTCGTCAAATAACTTTTTGATAGTCGGGATTGCAACTGCCGCAAAGGCTCCAGCTGCTGCACCAGCACTTGCGAACGCCCCTGCTAAAGCAAAAGTAGATCCAGCTAATGTACCGATCATTGGACCAAGATTAGCAATAGCCACACCTATGTTAGCTATTAGTGGCACAATCATCGGTAGAACGGCAATTAATGAACCAGATAGCGTGTGTTGCATTAATTCACCAAAGGCACGAATATCTGTTGCAATACGTTGTATTTTTCTTTGGAAGTTCTCTATTCGTGCCTCTATTTTGACGACAACCCGATCTCGAGTAAGTGCCGCTATACGTGCTCGGATTTCAGCCATACGTCGATTAAATTGGCTAACATCTGCGCCAATGTCAACTCGTACATCATTTGCCGAAGTGCGAATCGTCTCACGAACTTGCCTCATACGGGCCATAAACTCTGTGATTCTAGCTCCAATTCTAGCTGAAAAGTTTCCGTTCATAGCATTCTCCCTTCTATGGCTTCCAATTTTTTAATGCTGCCATTGCTTTTGCATGTTGGCGTTTCTTAACCTCTGGGTTAGGTCCTTTATGATGCAAGGACTTTCTTACTTTCTCCGCATCAAACAAGTCGCTCTTAGGGTTAATGCGTGGCTTATTAGTTGCTACACGATTAAACATGGCTGCATCAGCCAATGTTTGATAATGATCAATACGAGCATCTTGAGCCCCTTCCAAGAAAGCTCTAAACTCACTGGGACGCCAAGATAGAATTAACTCTGGATCATAGACCCTTAAATATCTTGCTGCATCTCGATAGATTTGTCGGATTTCGCTAACTCGATCTGTTTGTTCTCTAATAATTCGGCTCTCGCTGTTTTCAGCATTTCGATTCCCATTTCTGCTTGTTCTTTTTCTTCCTCGGATGCAATCTTGTCGAATAGCTCTAAGTTCTCCCAATATGTCTTGACAGCTTTTTTGAAAAAACCCGATTCATCAATTTCTCGGAAAGCTTCTTTGAATAATGATTCTACATCGCCATCTTCTTCAATTCGTTTTTCTAACGCTGCTTCAATTTCTGCTTTGCTAGGTTGTTTAGATAAATGAGCAAGTCCACACATCCAAAATGCGCGTAAAGCATCTAAATCAAATTGCAATAAGCCTTGATATATCTGATTAAATCCACCTGGACGGTTACCATGTGCATCTAAATCATTGAATTCTTTATCCGCCTTATTTTTAAAAGCAAAAGTAAACTTCGCTGTAAGAGTGTTTTCACCAATTAATAATTGAGCCATTTATGATCATCCTTTTCTGTTTGTTTTCATTAAAAAAAGAGAGCCAGTTAGCCCTCTTTCGTTCCTTTATAGAGTTACCGTGACTGCTGTTGTTGCTGTAAATCCACCATCGACTGTTGTTACTGTAATTGTAGCTGAACCATCTGCAACGCCTGTTACAACACCCTGCGCATTCACTGTTGCGATGGCTTCATCGTTCGATGTAAACGTCACTAATCTATTTGTCGCGTTCACCGGGACTACGTTCGCTACAACGCTACCTGTATCACCGACAGCAACAGTTAGCGTTGTCGGATTCACCGATAAACCTGTTACTGCAACAGGAGTTGTTGTTTCTTCACCATTAAACTCACCAGTTTTTTCGCCCGGAGCCTCGAAATCATAATCACCAAAGTTCAGTACATCATCTGGTAATGGATTTAATTCACCTTGTTTAGATGTATTCAGAACCTGTAGTGTTGCTGAAATCTCTAAAAATCCATCTGTAGGCGCTGATTTTTCAAGTGATTCTACGTAGGTATATGCAAACAGCGCATTATGCTTACCATTTTTGTTAAGTAGCTTTTCGACTTCCCAAATTTTAAGTTGTGTTCCTTTCACAATTGAGTCAAGAACAGCAACTTGCCCTGGATCATCTGTATTGCCATAAAACGTAACATCCAAGGATTCTGACAACTGTCCTGGACCTAAGATACGCCCGAATTTCGTTTGTTCATCCGTTAACTCACGCTCATAAGAATGTGTATGTTCTGTTTGATCTCCAATCAAAAAACCATCAGCAGCCAATGCGTTGTTAGTAGGTTGCACTAACAATAGACTGTCTTTACCGTTTAAACGTGCCATTTAGCTTTTCCCTCCTAAAATAAAAACAGCCTCACAGGACTGTTAAATGTTTTGTATTATATATTGCATTGTTAAAATGCCATGCTTTACCCCTGGCATATTATCATCTATCACCCTTGAATCACGTCTTTCTACTCTTAAGACTGACGCATTTGGAATAACGTAATTACGCGTCATTAGAGCTCTCTGACAAGCAGATAACATCTCATAAGTAATACGTTTACCACTATAATCATCGTTATCCTTCCACCACGTATGAATGGTGAAAGTAATGGTCTCGATATTGCTTGTTTTAGTGTCATTCGGTGATGAATACGGCTCTGATATTGTCACATAAGGATAAGGTGTGTTTTCGTCTACTGCATCATAAACACCTAAGTCCCATTCATCTTTTCTCGTAATGGCCGTTAGTAATTCACAAACAGTTAGCTTTTGAAAAATAGCCTTCTGTAATTCAAAGTAAGGCAAGGCATAATAATTCGTCATAAGCCTAATCGCCTCATTTCTGTTTCAAAATAATCCCTTCCAGCGTCAACAGCAGGACCCCAAAATTTTTGAGCTCTCATACCTTCAGTGGTTACATAACTCCCTAGCTTTGTACTGAAATATGTCCAAGGTGTTCTACGGCCATTTCCATTCTCAGCGTATATTCCTGTGCCATGTTCCACGTACACAGCGTAATGGACACCTACAGTAACAACAGCGTTGTATTTACCAAGCATCTTCATTTCGATTGAATCTCGCAAGCTACCATCATCAACAGGCGCAAGAGCTTTAGCCTGCGTTTGTATAAGCCGTGCTGTCTCATAAACAATGTCAGATATCTTATCCAATAGACCTTCTTCAAATCTACGTGCTGCCCTTAGCAACTCGCGTCCTCCGAATGTAATCCTAGCCATTATTCCGTCACCAACTTTAATGCCACGCGCATGATTTCGTGTTGACCACCTTGATCTTCAGGACGACCAACTAAAGCATAAATTTCACCTTCAAAGCGTAATCGCATATCTGACTTTAAATCTATGCGATAAGGGTAATACATAAAACGATCTAGAGGATTTTGTACTTGATGTGCCAATAATCTCTCTTTAGATGTTGGTGTATCAACAAATGCTTCAATGGTATCAACAGGAGACCACTCTGTTTTAAAGCCCCCTGCACCATCAGATACCTTACGTTTATGAACAACTTCAACTTCATGAGGAAATTCATCGTAATGCATGGAATCTCACCCTTTTATATGGCCTTAGATATGTCCAAATGGCTTTAGGAAACTCGGTGTCGTAACTATACGAGACAGTCCCCATTACACGCCCTTTTAGACCAGTTGTTTGGGTATTAAACTGTATGGCTCTAGCAATGAACAATCTAACCCCCTGCGGCATTTCTAACGGTTCCCATTTACCATTGCAATAGTCTTTTGCTACATCAAATAAAATAGGAGCTATTGCACGGTAAAATCCATCATGCTTAGCCCCTGTCACATTATTCATTTGCTTTAGTTGATCTATTTCTTCTTGTGTTGGTTCCCACATAAGATCACCTACTTTTCTGTTTCGTCTGTTTCAGACTTCTTAGCTGGAGTACGTTTTGGCTTTGGTGCTTCTACTTCTTCAAAGTCCTCGGTACGTAAAAGACGGGCACCGTGTTCATCAGTGACCGCCCATGTAATTTCTGTTTTTAAGTTTTTAACAAACACGTAGAACCCCTCCTTATTGTGGACGTTTAGCTGATAATACTGCTAGAGCTTCAGGACGCGTTACCTTGGCACCATAGAGGTGCAATCCTTTGACAGCATCAGCGAATCGTTTTTCAGGACGGTATCCCTCAACTTGAGCTGCTTGCTCAGCGTAAGTCCACGCCATATTGTGTCCTGCGATAATTTTTGAGTTTGCAACCACTCCAGTGTCAGCTGCTACAGTAGGAGCATTGTTAGATTTCATTAATAAGAAGCCTGCTGCACGTCCTACAACACCATTTAATAAACGCTCATCAGCTGGTAGAGCTCCCGAACCCACAAAACGATCATCTTTTAATAACAGACCTTCAAACCAAGGTGGTAGAACAGCAAAACGACCTTGAGTTGGTACATTTGATTCATCAAGCTTAGTTGAAAGGTCTACTAGGTATTCATAAGCATTATCCTTTGTCACTTCAATTGGTGTTGCATCAGTACCAATAGTATTCGTAGCATGTACATAATGTGATGCAATAAATTGATCAGCAACATTCGATAGTGCATAAGCAGCTTCAGCCATTGCAGCATCCATTAATTTTGGGTTTTGTTGAATTTTATCAAGATCATCAATCTGGAAATTGAAGAATTTTGATTCAGTAATTTGTAGTGAGCGAGTGTGATCTGTTAACTCTTCTGGATCACCCATATTAGAGTTTTTAGTATAGTCACCAATTGTTACAGCCCCAATACCATTGATTTTTACAGTATCACCATAAGCCTTGATTTCACCTTCATAATCACGATTGATAACACCAGCTTGTCCGAATACTAAAGATTTTTGTAAGTTGTGTAATAGTCGAGCTGACCAAATTGTTGGAATAAAGTTTGTAATTGCCATATTATTATTTCCTCCTTACCGATAATCGGTTTATAGTAATTTGTTTTTAACGATTTCATCCCAGTTTGCATTGATTTCATCAGGAGTCATTTTAAGCACTGCTTCTTTCGTCAATGCAGCAGGATGACCGCCTTTTGGTGGTGGTGGCGTTCCACCATCTTTGAAGCGTTTATCCACTTCTGCTTGAACAGCAGCATTAAACTCAGTTTCTAAGATGCCTAAATTAGCAGTTGTCTTTTCTGCATCCTCACCTACAAAAAACTCTACTAATTTTGCTGGTAAACTCTTTTCTGTTGCAGTAGACAACGCTTGATTAACTAACTTTTCACGCGCAGCTTCTTTTTGAGACTGCTCAAATTGTGCTTTTAAGTCACGTAACTGTTTTGCTTCCTCCGATTCTGGTGGGTAACGCTTGGAAATCTCATCTTCTAATTTCTTTGGAAGAGTTTTAGTTTCGTACGTTTTAATCGCATCAGTTACTCTAGTATCAGCGAATGATTGTAGCCATTTCTTACCCTCATCATTGTCATTTAGAAATGATTGAACTGATTCAAGTGTCAATGCAGCCCCTTGACCGTTTCCTCCTGATGCTGGCTCCGGTGTAGGTTCAGGCGTTGGCTCTGGATTAGGATCTCCTTCTCCTGCAAGCATTTGAATATCTAAAGGTATTAAGGTTTTTAAGTTGAATGGATTTTGATTCATGATTTCCTCCTTGCCCAATTTAGTTACTCGAATGAATCCCTAAACTGTTCAATAGTGTATTTGTTCTCGTTCTTTATAACGTCTTCGAGAGGAAAGACAAAAATAAAAAGCCATTCTAAGTGAATGACTTGTGTAGGTTTATAACAATTTTGATTAATATCATGAGAAAAAACCAAGTTTTGAAAAAGCAGAATAAGTAATTTAATTACCATTTCTCATTATTTTTATAATTTTTCAAATGAATGTACTCATCATTTTTCATTTTCTTCCAACTACTAATACCGTTCAAAATAAGCATAAAAATTACAAATAAAGCTGAACCCACCATGTAATGACCTAAGTAAAAAATAACAAATGCCCCAACCAATAATGATATCATCAGCAATATCGCTAAAATTTGTAATTTATTATTCTTCTTATCATTCATAAAATCCACCTCCTAATTAAATGTTTTTTTGTTATTTCAATACATTATTATGGTTTATTTTACCACACGATTAAAATTCTTATATAACTTTCCTTACTTAATTACAAAATGATTTTGATTACCCTTGAGAAACTTTCAAACTTCAATTTGCACTAAATTTTTTCTTCCACTCTTCATAACTCATAAATGGCACCGTTACACTCGGCGGTTTAACCTGTTGATACGCTTTGTTAAAAGCTTGTCTGTAAGTTAGCCCTTGATCAGACATATAAGCATCAATACGTGCGGCCAATTGCTTTTGGTAAGTATCATCCATGTAGTCTCTGCCTCGCCTGTATTCCGGTAACTTGCCATTCACCATGTAAATCGTATGGCAACGGCACTGAATATCCATCGATGCAATCCCCCATAACCTTGGAGCTTTTGATTTCCACTTACCGTAGTGAAAATAACCATCTTTATCAGCTTTCTGCCCGTCTAGCTTTCTATGAGACTTCCTTACCCTGGTATCAAGTGAGGATATCCATACTTTAGTAAGCTTTGCTGATTTGCTTGCTTGTTCTTCAATTGCTAAATCAACTTGTGATCTAATTCGGCCACCCTCTGTCCGAGCAACTAAAATAGCTTTCTTCCTCGTCCATCCCATAGCATTCTCAATCCTGATAGCCATGTCTGTGTAACTTTCACCAGCTTGTAAACTCTGTGCAATCTCGATGTTTAAACGCCTGATAATGTCATCTCTATGGGTCTCAAATATCTTCGGCAACGTTAGAAACTCAACTGGATTAGTTAATGCTGCTTGTATCACCTCAGTGGATGGTATTTTAAAGCCCATTTCCTCACCTGTAGACTGTTGTAAGAGATAAGCCATCAATAAGTATCTTTCAATGTAAAGACGTTCCTCTGACGCTTGTATGATCTTAATAATCTCTTTGTAATCAGCATTAAGTTGTTGAGCAATTAACTTCATTTCTTGGTTGAATCGGTTGTACTTATTAACATCAGTCCAAGTAGCTTCGCCATTTCTGCCAAACTTACGATGCATTTCTAACATCTGACTAAGTATCGACTTTAAGCGTTTAGCAAAAACAATGTCAATATACTTCTCAGCTTTAGCTTCCAGTTCATCTAAGATTCGATTGATTTCCTGTTGATTCATGACTCATCAACTTCTTTCGGATCTACATTATCCTGGTTCAAAGGTTCAAGCTCATTTCCATACAATTGAGCATCTTTCTGTATCTCTTCAATTTCATATTCTACGTCATCAACAATTGACAACTTAGAAAGGCGAGTACGTTCTGACACTAACCCTTTTAAAGCTTGAGAAGCTTGAGCCTCGGACAGCAAATCAATAGGAATGTTGCGTTTGTATTCATACCAAACTTTCAAGTAATCGTCTTTTGAGCAAATACCTTTCTTGGCCCATGCACTACATAGCACTTTAAATTGATATCGAAGAGCAGTCGTGAACTTTCGCTCCATCGTCTTACATTTGTTCTCAAGTGCCATTAATTTGTATTTCATAGCTACGCCACTTGCATTACCTGCAAACGATTCATCGCTGAAATTTATACTCTTAGCTAGGCGCATGATGTTCTCTTCTAAACGATTCAAGTGGTTCTCAATCATTTGGTCGTTAACATCTTTGGTTAGATATTTAATGTCGTCATTCTCACCCATCAACTCAAAGATGCCAGTTCGAGCAACCTTCTTCGCATCTTCGTCATCCATCCCCATTCCTTTAAGCACCAGGTAAGCTAATCGGAACTGTTCAATTTCGTTTGAAGCATCAGATAGCGTTCTGTCATAAGCATCGATGAGGTTGTACACCTTGTCAGCATCACCCTGCAACTCCTCGTTATTGGGAACACCGAATAACGGGCAATAATCGAATAAGTGCTTCCGTTCATCTTTCAATACAAAAGGTGAATCAGTATCAGCTCGAGTGTAGAGTTTTTCAGTTGTTGCATCGTAAAAGACCAGCTGCTCAATTTCTACTTTTTCCCCCTCAGCATCTAGTTCAGCGCTTTTGAAATATCTAAATGCATACTTGGGTTCACTAACGTCTGCTGTTTCAGAAAGAATGATAGTTTCCCATGGGTCAATTGTTGTAACACGTTCATTTCCATCGGTATCAATGTAAAGTAGTCTTGCTGAATAGCCACAAATAGCTGTTTTCTTGCCTGACTCGCTGTCCAAATCATCAACAGAATTACGCAAATTAAAAAGCTCAATCGCCTCGGATAATTTATCAAGGCCTTGAGCTTGTTTGTCTACTACGTATGAAATTGGATTACCGAACATGTAACCAACTTTTGTATCTACTATTTCAGCGTCTAAAGGGTTATTAAGTGTATTGTTTACTTTGTCGTCAACACGAACCACATGATCATTACCTTGCGCATAATCGGTTGGTTTACGTGTTAAAATCGGTACTGAAGATAGTTCTGCTTTATACCGGTTGTAGTTTAGTAGTCGCTTGTTTCGTTCAGCCTTTGTCTCATCTACAAGCTTATTAAGTAATAGAGGTGTAACACCCTTCGCATCGATATAAGCAATGTATTCGTTCACTGTACCACCTCCTTATCGGTTCTTCCCTGTGATGATTTCTTTATAATAATGCGTATAAATCGCATAGCGTAGAGCATCCAGTACGTCATCCCATAATTTAACTGGTTCTCCTGTGCTCGAATTCCACACGTATTGAAAAATTTCATCTTCAAAACGTTTTACTTTATCACGAACAATAAATAATCTTTCCAATTTGAATCGTCTAGCTACTTCTTCAATCCCTGCAACAACTGCTTTCTTTGCATTGAATGCTCGTATTTTTTCGCGTTTGAAACGTGCAACATGTTCTGGTCGAGCTGTATCACAATAAAAATTGATATTGCCGTAACGCTCTTTAATATCTTTCGCTATCTTTACCCAATCATCAATCTCATAATATTGATGAGCATGCTCTTCACACAAATACACATCGCCTTGGTCATCTTCAGCCAGCACAACGATAGATCCGAAGTGCTCGTATCCCCAGTCAACCCCAGCAAAATATTTCACAATATTCTTTTTGTTGAATTCTTCTAAAGAAACATAATGTACTTTCTCTTTAAAATCTCTATATATTATACCTTCAGCAGCTACCCAACGTCCGTGAATATCGCGTTCAGTAAACATACCAGAAGGTGTACTTGCTACAATTGACTCGATGTATTCCTGATCTAATTTATCGTTATCAAATAAAGAAAAATTGAATACACGAATGTTCAAACGACCACTTTCTAAAGTCTGACCATCTTTGTCAATGTAGTCTTTCTTGATACTGTGTGCAGGATTCTCTGGGTTTGTATCGATTAATACTCTAGCCCCTGGGTAAGAACAACGTGAAATAACTTCTTTTACAAATGAGTCATGTAATGCAGTTCCTTCGTTGACGAAAGCCCCTGCTGCAGTAAAACCACGTGCCTTTTTCCATGAATCTGCTTTTGCCCCATCAAATACATATACTTTATTACCGAAAATCGTAACAGCATTGGCCTTATTGAGCTTTAATTCTTTGCCCAATATCATTTCCATATCATCTAGTACGTTGCGTCGTATACTCGCTTGTGTAGCGCCACCGATGATAAAAGATAACCCTTGTCCTTCATACTTTGCAATATGCATTAAATAAAGCAAGATAAACACAAATGTTTTTCCTGCTCGCTTTGCGCCACTCGCGACTATGATTTTTGGTTTTTCTTTTACGTACGAATCCATAACGGTCTGTTGCTTTTTTGTTAATTCAGCCATTACTCTTCACCAGCCATGCGACGTAACATTTTCGCAATCTCCGATTCTTGCTTATTACTATCAGGTTTTTCGAGTTTATCAATTTCAACTTTTGTTTTATCAATGTTCAACTTGGCTTGCTCATTCTGCAACTGCTTACGTTCATTTTCATTGAGTAAATCCGTATACTTTGCAAGAAATGCAAGTGCTGCCATCTTATCAGCAAGTTTAACTTTGAACATGCCGTCTTTACCTTTCGACAATTCAGTTATGAGCATGCCGTCAATCTCTTCTGAATGATGCATAGAGAATTTTGTATACGTATATGGTACTACTTCTGTTTTCTCAGACTTCTTCGAGCCATCAGGATTATATTCAACTGTTGTCTCTGTTGCTTCCGAATCAACTTGAGTAAAATCAATGAAGTCCGTTATGTCCGCAAAGGCGATAGCTTTATACTTCTCTAACACATCAAATTTATCTAAATCAAGACTCTCAAGCCTTTGCTTTTTCAATTCAGCAATAGTTTCTTTCACCTTAGCATTACTTAGCAATCTACTTCCGTTCGCCATCGCTGCTTGATAGCTGCAATCATACACTTTTTTGTATGCACTTGTAGCATTCAGTGACCGAACATAGTACATACAAAAAAGCCGTTGTTTATCAGTTAATCCGTCCTCTGTTACCAAAGTGGAAATGTCATCTGATTCGGCGACTTTTTCTTTACTTTTTTTCGATTGTATTTTTATCGGAGTACTCCGTTCGCTTGATTGGAGTACTCCGTTTAATTTTCCTTTCCAATTATCCTTTGATTTAGATTTCCATGAACCAATGGTTTTTTCTGATACACCCAAGATTTCCGCGATGGCACGGTTAGTTATTTTACCGTCATGTTGCATATAAATCTCTAGTGCTTTATCGCGATTGGGATCACGAACCCGCGCCATAATATCACCTCTTTAAAAATAAAATCTAAAAATGTATAATTTATATAAAAATTCTTGGAGGTTTTAGTATGTTTAAACGAACTATAGATAAAGAGCCATATAGTGTATTTCTTTTTTTTTGATATTAAGTTCTTCCTATTTTACAATTTTTTCCATAACTTTTCTTATATGCTATAATACTTACCCTTTGTTTAATCAATCATTAGAATCAATTTTTTACAGTAATATATTGCTTATTGGAATGCCACCAACAGTATCTATCGTTTTATCATATTTAATTATTATTTTTATCCTTTATCGAACTAATAGTTTTATAAATAAAAATTTGGTTTCAAAGGTTAAAGATCTTCTTGCACAAATAAGTGTTTTTCTATTGATATTGGTTAATGCCATTAATTTAATTAATAAAGAATCAAAACTTAATTTAATTCCTGTAGTAGAAGAAAAGTCCGATTTTATCAGTAAAAATATTTTGGAAACTTTAACATTAATGTTTGAACAGATAAATTTAACTTACACAATCCCTATACTATTTAGCATACCCACCATTATATTGTTAGCTATAGAACATACTAGTTTTGCAAGCCAAACTTATAAACATATAAAAGGTTCACATAAGAAAAGCACACGCCTTCCTCTAGCAAAAAGCGAAAGAGTTATTGAAGGTGAGAGAATTGTTTTAGAAATAAAATTAAATATTGCTGAATCCAGAAGACTATTAAATAAATTACATAATAGAGTTAATCAATGATACACTTCCCACCACCTATACCTGAGCTTTAACAGCCTCTAGCTGTCCCTTCCTTAAATCTTTAAAAAACTAAGACAACCGTAACTTTTATTAGTTACCCCATGTAGCAGTTGTCTTAGTTTCGACTCTTATCACTCTCATTATTATTAATACATCTGTTTTTTACGAAATTCGCTTTGTACCAATATTTAGTTTTTAAGTTTATCTGGATAGTTGTCAGAATTGTTCATAAACAGTTGTTTCTCTATTATCATTCTTAGAAATTGTAACTACGATGTCCAATGGCATTACCCCAATATGCTAGTTACTTTGTAAAATAAAAAGCACCCTAATCGGATGCCTACACTGGATTTCTTAAGTATTTAGTTTTCTCTTCATTGCTTCGTTGAAGTCTACTTTTACTGCAAATATTTCTGCACTCATTTCCATTGATAATGGCGTATGAACAACTAATTCAATTTTATACCAATCAACATCAGTTGATAAATATTCACCTTCAACTGGTATCCTGTCAAAATCAAAATATCTGTTATCCCAATTTACATCACCAGCATCATGAAGATGTACAAATACACTTTTCATCATAACCACCTCCCACCCAATCATAAACCAGAAGATGAAATATATGTAATAACTATCTGCTCTCAAAACCACACCAAACTCTGTCCTCTCAATTCATAGCGTTTTGGCTGTTGAATGTAGTTTTCAAAGCAAAAGAAAAACACCCTGAGGGTGCTTTATTAATACTCTAATTTTTATTTAGCTGAATTCCATTGTAGGGACCTTTATTGATTGTTCCAAACGTTTTTTTCCACATAGACTCCTTCTGGATTATTTCTGAATTCGTCCCTTCCATAAACTCAATGACGGAAAAAGTAATTGAATTATAGCCGTTTTCTAAAATATATAAATTCAAATGATGTGCATCACCTAAAAACCCTAAATGAGTCATCCACCTACCTATAATCCCACCTGTACCATAAGCACTACCAATATATCGACTTTTGCCATCTTCTGAGCGTTGAATATAAATTCCGTTTTGACTTAAAACTTTTTTCAAATTATTCTGCTCTGAATTATCTTCCCAAATTGCAATAATCTCTCTCCAGGAAAATGTTTGTCCTAGCACCTCTTCTTGAGATACATCAACATCAGGTAATTCCAGTCCTTCAAACCTGGATGTATGTGCAAGTCTACTAGTTGCTTTACTTTCTTGTATTATTTCTTCTGAAGCCAATATTTCAGCAATATTAGTTGCTATTTGTAAGTAATCAGCTGCTTGAAAATCAATATAATACGTTCCTTTTTTAACAACTTCAGGTAATGACATTAACGTATTTTTTAAGTATTCATTCATATCAGGTGCATGATAAATTCTAAAAAATCTTTTTGGTTCATTATCCCATAATTCAAAAGCTCTAATTTTATAGAAATTTGGCTTTACACTATACTTTACCCACGGTGTTGATTCATTTGTTTTGTCATATCTTTCTTTCAACTTAAACATACTAGCAAGTCCACTTGTAGTTAGAATTGGTTCTAATACATCAAACATAATTCTCTTCCCTTCATTTATGAATAACTAATTATACCAAATTACTAATAGTTTTCTTAATAATTTCCATTTAGTTTTGCATAAGAATGTTCCATCCAATAAAAAGGAAGAAGCTCTGCTCGATGCTCACTTTTCAAAGCAAAAGAAAAAAGCATCATAAAGCTTTTTACAGCCTTTACAATGCTTTTATAGTTCCTGTTTAGACAGGAGTAAATACTTAGTGAAGTAACGAATTGTGTTTAGTGCATTTCCGTGCACTTTGTTGATGTAGTAAGTTTGACTGAAATTATGGAAAGTGGACGAAGTTCACATATAAACCACTCCTTAATGTTGGTCATAGTAAAGCTGTGAATTGATACATTGATAAATAAACCGCAAATAAAAATAGCCCGATTAATAACCAACCATAAACTTTTCTCTCGCTCTCAAATGCTTCAATTCCTTTAGTTAACATGAATAAACCTGAGAAGAATACCATTAAAAAAGTCAGATCGTAATCCCGTGTTATAAGTAGGTAAGCTGAAAGAGAGACAGTTATGATAGCAAAAACAATTTGTAAAATGTTCATCATAATATTCCACTCCTCTTTAAATATCATATAACAAATAAGAAGTTGTGGAAATGATTGTAAATATTATACCTTTTATATTAATTAAGATACCTAATCTCTTAAAAAAATATGGGCCGTCCGTGTATGTCATGCTTCGAACTAATTCACGAAGCGCAGGTCGGTCGTCGGTCTGTCTTTCCCTAATATTTAGGTTTTAATAAATACCCAGAGAGGAAAACCTTACCGCACCGTCCTGCCTCCCATTTTACACTCCAGATTGCTTAAAATGATACGTTTGGAACATTTGGAACATTTGGAACTTCTGTCACATTTGGCACATTTTATAGTATAATATATTCACAGAATGCTATTTTAGTTTAATAAAGTGGGTGTAATTGCATGCAGTTATTGAAACATTGGAAGGAGACATGGGGTAGTTTACTAATTATTTTAATCCCATTGCTGTATACTATTGAGTATACAAAAAATTATGTAATCAAATTACCTTATCATTGGATTTTAAGTATTTTTTTATTTGTATGGGCATGGATCCAGACAAATAGAAACTTTGTAAGTAAAAAAGGGTTAACCAACAAAATTTCTTCACTTGAGAATGAAAACGGTATGCTAAAATCTAATCTAGAATCAATCCCCGAGAATATGGTAAAAATTTTTTATAAATCATTTAACCTTGGCAACGAAGATAGAGTTACAGTATATCGTGTCAAGGATAACGAATTTTTCATACCTGTTGGAAGGTTTTCTGATAATCCAAATTATAAAAAAAGTGGCCGGTCTAAATACCCCATAGATACTGGTTTTATCGGTAAATGTTGGATTGAAGAAGAAGTTATAATTCGGAATTTACCTAATTATCACAAGAACCAGGAAAAATATATTGAGCATGTTAAAAAAAAATGTGACATTGATGAAAATGTAATAAAAGGGCTAAAAATGAAGAGTAGAAGTTTTTATTGTAAAAGGTTAACATTCAATGGTGATGAACCAATTGCTGTTGTAGTAATAGAATCTGTAAACAATTCATTACAAGACACTACACAATACAACCAATTCCTTGAAGGTCCATTTGGAAAATCATTAGTGGAGTCAATTAAAAATAATTTACCTATTGGAGAGGGGGGAACAAACTAATGGTTAAAATTAAACATATTGTAAGATACTTCGCAAAATACTACCCATATAAAAATGAACTGTCTAAAACTAGGATTACAAAAATGGTTTATTTGGCTGATTGGTACTCCTCCCTTGACTTCGGGGAACAATTAACAGATATTGATTGGTATTTTGATCACTATGGTCCATATGTCCCTGATGTATATAATGCTGTTGTAGAGGATAAGCATTTAATCATTAATGAAGATATAACTGCTTTTGGCACAACTAAAGAGGTAATTAGTTTAAAAGTTAAAAATCCAAGAAATGTTTTTGAATCAGCTCCGATTCGAATTTCTGATAACTGTAAATTGATATTAGATTCAGTAATCAAAGATACTGAAAGACTTAATTGGAATGAGTTTATTGATTTTGTGTATTCTTCATATCCTATCAAGACATCCAAGAGATACAAGTATCTAGATTTACCTGAATTGGCTGAAGAGTGTATTGAAAAAGGTCTAAACTATTGACTAATATAATATAAAGACTCTTTGTGATATTCACAAAGAGTCTTTTCTATTCATACTTCTTTTCCATTTATCATCATATCAATTACTCTTTCTCTTATACGTTGAACGCTTGTGTGGCTCATATTAAGCTTTGCACCAATCCAACGGAAAGACATGCCCTCTAGCAACCAATAAAGTACTTCTTGCTCTACGTCGCCATTTACCTTGCTTGTTAAATTTTGAACCATAAGTAGTTCGTCTTTAATCTTGTAAATTCGTACCTCACGCGCTGCTCTGATTTGAACATGTGCATGGACTGGATCGCTTGTGCTTCCTACAGCTTTAGGCATTGTTGCCTCAATACCATACTTTGCTGTAGATGCAGCAGCCGTTAAAGAATCAAGCTCGTCCTTCATCCTCATGAACTTACACATGTTGTCGTGGTACTTCTTAATTGCCTTGTCTAGTTGGTAGCGATTTAATTCTGTTTTCTCTTTTAACATAGGTTTGCCCTCCTAAGTTGTGATATACTACTTTTACTAGATTGTCTTAAAAGGGCATAAACCAATTCGAGCTGTAGCGTGTGCAAACGCTGCGGCTTTTTTATGTTTTCAAGGCTTTATTGATTATGATTGTTGATAAAGTAAATATTTTAAAAAGTTCCATATTTTTAAAAACATTATTAAAAATTACAAAAAATGTCCGATACTTTCAAAAGATGAGCAAAATTATTCATCCGACACATAACTTAACAGTGAATAAAGGATTATAACAATTAAGTAATATGCATCATCTAATTAAAACTTACGGAGGAATCGAGTATATGAAAAAAAATTTGATTGGATTATCAGTTGCAGGTGCGCTTCTTTTAGGAAGTGCAGGGGTTTACGCTAGCACCAATAGTAAGACACTAGAAGTTTTCTATAATGTCAAAAATATAAAAATTGACCAGGTTTCAAAGATGCCTGAAGATAAACCTTTTACATACAATGGAACTACTTATGTTCCTTTACGCTATATCAGTGAGCAACTAGGATATCCAGTTGAATGGGATAGTTCCAACCAAACAATAAATATCGGAAAAACTAATGACAAAACTGCTTTTTATCCTGGAAAAGATTTAGAATATTTGAGTTTCCAAGAAAATAAATATGATAATTCATATAAATATTCTTATAATAAAGATACTATTTCGGATAATATAGGTAATAAATATAGTAATTACATCACGATTAAAAACAGCTTTGGTGGTGCAGGAGAGTCTTTACTTGAATTTCCTTTGAACGGTCAATACAGCACTTTTAAAGCTATTTTGGGATTGACAGAATCCGGAAAAGATTTACCTAAACCATTAACATTAGAAGTTTTTCTTGATGAAAAATTAATCGAAACTTATACTGTTTCTGCTGGTGATATGCCACAGGAAATAGAATTCAAACTCAAAAGTGTAAATAAAATAGGCTTTAAATTAAATAGCCAACTTGGTCCATTCGATACAGAGGTTGGTCTTTTTGATGCAAGGTTTTACAAGTAAGAGAGAGTTTAAGGGAGGAGTAAATCCTTCTCCCTCTTTATCATCTAGGTTGTCCTCCATTCACATATTTCTTCCACCTACGCAAATTACTAATCTGCTCCAACTCTTTCCCGATACTGCGTAGTTCTCTTAAATTTTGCATCCTCTGCATTTCTTTGTAGAATCATAGGCAGCACGTTTTAAACACTTGGATATAGTCGTGCGATAAATTCCTTTTTATGGTTACCTTTAGGTTTAATTATTATAATATTCACCTAAAAGAAGGTGATTAGCCTGGCTACTTATAAGCAATTATCAGTCCAGTATTAAAGAAAAGTATGGTTATATAGCTAAATCATGTTGGATTGGGCATATGAAGGAAGTGTGTGGTCTGACGCCGAAAATGTCCGTAAGGAGACATTCTCCCAATTCAAGAGTTCATCAGTGCTAAAATGATATAATAGAAACTTTTAAATACTTCAACATGCTCTAGTTAAATCTGTTTTAAAATAATGTACCAATATCAAATAAAGAAAAGGAGGCACCAACAGAACAGGTTTTTACCCGTTTGTTAGTGCCTCCGGTATTTTCCGTAAAGGCTTAGAAATTTTGAACAACAACAACTCTATATACTTCTAATATTTTTAATTTGAACAATATTATTAGTTAAAGGTGGCTCTTTTTCTATCAAGTAACCTTCTTCAAGTCCTAGTAACTTTTCTACCTCGTTTGGTAGAACTGTTAGTCCAAATTCTTTAGAAAGAATTTTAAGCAGCTCAGAACCTGAAAAATAATCATTTTCAACTAAAAGTTCTATAGCTTGTCTATTTGCCATTGGCTCTGCAATTTCCTTAATATCATCATAAGGTTCTTTCTGTCTCCAACCTTTTTTACTTATTAATCTTTGCATATACTGATAAGTTCCATCATTAATCGCTTCTAATTTATATGCTCTCATTAGCATTGCTGATATAGAAACGCCCCATTTTTTCTTTAACATCTTATAATATTCTAAATCATTAGGGTGCATCAATACATCTCTTAAAAAAGGTTCTCTTGGCAATAAGAAAGCTGCCGCAAAATCATTTGCTTCTTTCTCTATTTGTTTTTGCTCTTCTTTATCTAGATCATTAAAAACTATTGATGACTCATGTAGCAAAGCATGGCCCAACTCATGTGCGACATCAAATTGGCGTCTATAAAATGATTGCTTATCGCTACTTAATACAATTGAATAGTAATCTTTATTACCTATAGAACAGTTTGCACCAAAGGCATCAATGCTCTTATTTTCAAGATAAATTGAAGATAAAATAAATCCTTTTTCTTCTAAGAGCAAAACAATATCTTTTATAGGTTTATCCCCTATCTCCCAATAAGTTCTTAATTGTTGAGTAAAATGCTCCATGTCATTTTCATATTCAAAATTCTTTAATATATCTAATTCAGGAAAATCTATATATTCCTCTAACATTCTTCTTAAAATTGTAATATATTTTATTCGATCTAATTGCATCTCCCTATCTTTTTTCCCAGTACTTAATAACGATCTAAAATACGTATTACCAACCTTTACTTCGACGGATTTTTCATAAAAATATTGTACTGGAAAATCAAGATAACTGGCAATTTTATGCACTGTCTCAAAAGCCGGGTCTACATGTGCATTTTCATATTTCGATACCATTTGCTTACTTACTTCTAAGTATTCGGCTAATTCCGTAATAGTGTATCCTCTATAAATTCTTCCTTCTTTTAATCTAGCTCCATTAAATTTACGGTTCAACACCATAGAATCCTCCTTTAGACACCAAGGTGCTTATTAACTTTTTAGAAACTCTGCTTCTTTTTCTGCTTGTTTCCAATCTGCAATCTGTTTTTCGTTGCGTTTTTTCAAACCATCTTTAATTCCGACAAGTGGTTTAGTAGTTGGTTTGTCACCGTTTTTAGCTACATTCAATAAAATATCTTCATACTCACCCTTAGAGATATATTTTGACAAATCCACCTCTTTGAGAAATTCGAACTGACGATTAAAATGTTGTACCTTTACTTCTACAATTTGCTTATTTCTTTCTGTTCCAACAATAAAGTATACCTGTTTTACCTGTGAGTAATATTCCATCAGAATTTTTTGGACTTCTCTTTCTCGACGAAGTTCAAAACTTTCATCATAGTAATCAAATAAATCCAGCTGTACGTTAGTTCCAACATTTTCGACATTTAAATATACAAGGGCATGAAAATAATGGATTTTTTCGGTATTGCTTTTCTCTTTGATAACTTTATCTAAATTTTTTTCTTTAGTAAATACGAACAATGTACCTGTTGTTGCAAATAAAATAGCTTTATACTTCCAAATACCTCGTTCTCGATTTAGAATTGCAACATCACTTTTATTTTTAACTGAATCCTCAATTCTACCGAATCGCAGATCCCAAGAACCTGACTGTCTAAAGTTCCCAGTCCCCATGTTATAGTTAAACTCTATTTCATCTAATGTATTCTCTGTATTTTGAGAAAATGCCATTACTAATTTTTTCATCTGAAGTTCATCTTTTATAAATTCCATTGATTTTAAGCCCCCTTTTCTATAAGTATATATAATTTTACTACATATTTAATAGAAAAGTAAACCAAAAAAATAGAAAGAATGTTCGGTTAGAAATTTTAATGAACTAAAGACCATTTGCCATCTTAATCGTTTATACATATCGTTTAGGATTTTGAACTCAGCTAAGTCCTACATTTATAAACATAATTTATATTCGTATCTTCTTTACTCCGACACGTCTTCGTATACTTTCACTCACTTCAAATACCTTACCGTGCTGCCACTGAATTGAGTCTTGTCCATATTCTTTAGGCTCAAGAAACTCTAGAATTACTCCTTGTTGTACAATATATACTCCATCACCTAATGCAGCCAAATTCACTTTATTACCCATTTAAACCCCTCCTTGCTATAATTTCCGTAGTGTAAATTGTTAGAACGTTTAAATGTAAAATACTATTCAACCATACCCAACGCTATCCACTCCAAATTCCCCAATAAATTGTTCACCACACATCACTCTAATAACACAAATTCCTACCATAATAAAATTTCAATTCACTTGGGATTTATTCTATCCTCCCAACATTTCAAGTATTTTTTGTCTTTCAGCCTCAAAATCTATTGTTGTATTAGATTCTGTAACGGAGAGGTGTTCTTTTTCATTACGATTATCGAACCATTCAGGAACTACTTCAGTTCGTCTATTTTGCTTATTGTTTTGTTGAGGTCTAGCTCGTTGTTGAGCTTTTACCTGCTGACTCTTCCAACGCAAATCTTCGGCCTCAACTGCTTCAAGTGTTAAGAGCTTTTTATTACGCCAATCTTTTAAGATAGTTTCAACGTAACCCCAATTAGTTTTTCCGTTCAAAATTGCTTTCTCCATAGCTTTTATAACTAAGGGCTCTGAGAGATCTTTAATCCATGAGTCGATTTTGTACACGATTAGAGAACCTAATGCTCCAAAGTGATTTTGTTCGTAAAAGGCAAATGCATTTTGTGGAGTTGTAGTCGAAGACTTTGAAGCTGCGTATGTAGGCTCCTTATCATCATCATTATTATTATTTAATGTATTAGTATTTAGTGAATCAGTACTTAGTGTATTAGTACTTAGTAGTTGCGGATTTTCCGTGAACGGTTTATCCGTCGACGGTTTTTCCGTTAGTGGTTTTCCCGTATACGGTTCATCCGATGATGGATTATCCGTAAGTGGTAAATCCATGTACGGAACTTCATACACAATGGTAACGTAATCAAACTTCCCACCTTCAACACGTCGTCGTTCTTTTTTTACATATCCAAATTTCTGTAGCTCTCTTAATCCAGCAGTAAACGAGTCCTTGCCATCTTTTGCCCATTGCTGCATTTCCTCGTTATAAAATGTCCAATCATCAGGCTTAGATAGCATGAATACATGTATTGCTTTAGCTTTCCAACTCAATCTTGTATCCTGGATGGAAGTATTGTTAATGATTGTATAATCTTTATTTTTTTCTACTCTTACGATGCTTCTACTTTCCATCGTTGTCCCTCCTATATGCTTTCATCATTCTAATAAATAGCCAACTTTAATTGTTTTAGTAAGTTGTTTAGTCATACGACAATATTCGCATTTTCCACATCGTACTGGCTCTTTTCTAGAGCTTTTAGCTTCAATAATGCTAGGTAACATGGTTTTTACATACTCAAATTCAAAATCGAAGTCAGGTATTTCAAACTCTAATATTTCCTTATCCGGAGGCGTTTCCTTAGTCACCGCAACGAGATAGGGATCATAGTACTGTCCAGTGTTTTGATAGATTATTTCGCGATAAATTGCCATTTGTAGTACATAATCATAAGCCTCAACGAACGAAACATACTTATTGTACTTTTCACTCCAATACCGTTTATAAAGGCTCTGAGTGGTCTTTAAATCACTGAATGATTTACGGTCATGGTGTATAGAGTCAACTTTGATTTTCCAAGGTACTCCAAAAAGCTCACCTGTAAAAATAACTTCTTTTTCACCTTCAAGAGCAAACATTGCAAATCGGTCATTTTTTAAAGTTTCTATCATACTTTCTGCTTGCTCAAAGTCAGCGTATTTTCCTCCACGACTTTTAAAAATGCTGTCATGATGTTTCTCACAAAACTGGGTAAAAGCTTGGTCACTTTCGAAAGCTGCATGTGTGTAGGAACCAACAATTAGGGCTGTTGATGAAGGACGAATAAACTCGCCCTTCAACTCAGCCACAAAGCTTGCTTCACATTTCACAGCACTTTTAAACTGAGATACTGACATATAGTATTGATTAGCCTCATTTGAGTGGTAATTCTGTCTGTTCAATTGGAATGACTGTATCATCTTGCTTCACCTCAGATTTTGGTTGTTCTTGTGATTTTTCAAACTCAGCAACTAAGGAGCTTGGCTTCTGTTTAGCTGTATCTTTGTCAAACCAATCTTCTACCTTTGTCATACCATCACATAGAGAATTGTAGATTTTGCCCAAATCAATATAATCTCTTTCTGTAAATTCACTAATTTTATACCCAAACTTTTCCTCAACCATTTCTTGCGTGACTTTGAAATATTCTTTTAGCATTTTTAAAGCATTTGCTAGTCGATCTTTTAGTGGCTCAGTGTTATTCCCTTGTAATGTCAACTCACATTCTTTTAAAGCTCTTTCAACGATGTCACCTGGAATGATGCCAAGAATACATGCTCTTAGTCTACGAGAACCATCATTTGCAACTTTTTCATAAATATCACGTGGATCAGAGAATGTTTTTAACCCATTTTTTGTTTTTATTGAGTGTTTAACTGTAAAAGTTTTTTCTTGTCTTGTATTCGTTTCTAGGTCCCAACAAAATGCCATAGCTGTTGATTCACCATTTCGCTGTTCTAATTCTTTAACACCAAAAGAAATATTCCCCCAATTTTGTGCTAAAACCTCTGCAAGACGAATTGAAGGTCCAGTAACATTTGTACCTGCTCTTGGATACGAATACATTGCTGACTCTGCAAGTGAGAAGCGTTTGCAAGCATCTAGGATTCTTCTCTCAGCTTCGTAATAATTTCTTGGAAAAGACTTTGCCATAAATATTTGTCCTTTCACTTCCTCCATTTCACGAGAGGAACTAACTTGTGTTAGTACCCCTCCCCCTTGCGATGATTGATAGGAAGTAGGGTTGTGAAATTGATCAGTTAAGTTACTCATTGAAATTCCTCCTATAGTGCGCTATAATGACGCTAATAATGTTTGTTTAGACCACTCTGCCAAGTGGTTTATTTTTTTGTATGAGCAAAGCCATAATGCTTTTCCACATACTCAATAACCTTTGAGTCACTCATGTCGTAAGTTGTATCGTCCTTATATCCAGCAGCCAAATAATCACTGATATTGTCGATGTGAATAAATGCATCGCCTATCTCAAAATACACATCACCAGAAGCTATGAAGCTACCAAAATCATCGTGCATTTCAAAAGTTACAACAGGCTCATAAGGTGCATATGGATAATCAATACACCCTATTACCATTGGATTTTCTATTTCCATAAGTGTTCTCATGCTATCGCCTCGTCCTCTCTTTCCCAACAGATAAATACAATACCTTCCTTAATAATTCGGAATTGTTTCCAATGTGCATCGTCATAACCTAACGTGCTCTCAATTTCACAGACACCAAGTTTTTGAATAGCTTCTTTTGTGTGCAATTGAACAAGAACATTAATATGATGTGTGGTACTAGCACAGTATTCTAAATTAAGAACATTCTCAGGAGATATACCGTATTGCTCCAAAATCTTTGGCAATTTAGCAATCTTAGATAATGCATTAACTAATTTCATACATATCAACCCTTTCGTCTATTTGATGGAAAAGCCTGTCGCCATACGCAAACTTTGATTCTCAAGTTTTTTCACCGCCTTCAGTGAAATACCACGTTTGGTTAAATCATTTATTAACCCTCCAAAACTTCTGTTGTCCTGCAGTTGGACCTCTAGGCGTCTAATAGTATGTTGTGCCTGTTTTATCCGCCATGCACATTCTGCAGCCAGATGGTATGTTCTTTGTTGCTCATGAAATTTTATAGCAGCTCGTAAATCCTCTATACATGCTTTCTTTGCAGCAATTTCTAGTTCCAGCTTCGTTACAATGTTCATAGAATAAATGCCTCCTACCAATGCTTATTAAGATTTTTATAATAATCAAACAGCCCTTTTTTTCTTAGAGAAGTTACTTTAGTTTGAACAGTATGTTCTGTTCGCCCAATAGCAAATGCTATGGTCCTCGTATGGTCGATCTCATAAAATTTACATATATATTCGAGTTCACTTTCTGAAAAAGGTTTTCCATGCGAAAAATGAAACTCTGGGTGATACCGCATACGCCCAAAATTGTCATAGCTAATTGCTGTGTTCTCCATTGTGCTCCCCTCTTTCTAAACCTTGATGAACTAAAGTCCAAAGATCGCGAAGGGGCTTATCACCATTGCCCCACATCCGCAATATTTCAAGCGCTAAAGCCTCATTTTTGTTTGATAACTCAGTCAGCTTTTCAGGTAAAAATGCGCGAATTTTAACTAACTCCATATTTATAGTGTTTTTCATTGTTCCGACTCCTTTCTTAAATCATCCAAACTCACTTCTAGAGCATCTGCAATTTTACACATTACTCGAAATGTGGGATTAGGATTATCACTGTTTTCTATCATTTGAAGAGTTGATTCATTAACCCCTGATAGTTTTGCAAGTCGATATCTTGATAGATTGCGGTACTCTCTTAGCTCTTTCAAACGAATACCCAATATATAGTTCACCTCCCATTTGATTACAACAATATAATGTGATATATTGATAAAATAGAACAAATGTTCTTTTCTAAATAGAAAGGAAGTGAATTACTTATGGCTAATAAGAAACAAACATCTAAAAGTATTGCTAGTAAGGCTAGTAAAATTTTAAAAGACGGTCGATACAGCAAAACTGCTAAATCTGTTGCTGGCTCAGCATTAGCTCAAACTAAGAAGAAATAACCTTGAAAGTTTTAGTTACCTGTAAGGAAATAATCATTTCTCTTTGTAGAAAAACAGTGTAGTTGCTTGCATTTACTCCAATAAATTGACCAGGAGCTACACTGTCAACCTCTTGCGGTATGTTATTAAAAAGCTCCACATCCTCATACTCATCGCCGTTTACAAGAATCAAACGCTTGACTTTCACTTATACAAGTCCCCCCTTCTCCTGATTAACGTTTCCACCGTTATTTATTAACTACAAGTCCAATGCTAGTTCATTGGCTTCCAGCTCAGCACATGTGTTACTAGTTTGGTATAATTCACCTGTAGAAGGCGAGGTGAATATATGTGAAATTAAATTTTGATGCTATTCGAGAACTACTACTTGTAATTGAAGAACAGCCTAGGAACATTAATCTTAACCAAGTTATTTCTGACACAAGACTTAAAGAGTTTGAACCAAATGATCTAGGTTATGCGCTTGAAAAAATGATTGAGTCTCGTTTGTTAATTGGACAAGTAGCAAAATCTAAAATGGGTATCAACTTCCATATTGATTCCATAAGTCTTGAAGGGCATCGTTTTATTGATACAATCCGTAATGATACTCTATGGAATAAAACCAAAGCAGTTATGACACGAACAGGAGCAACAGCTATCAGCATACTTATGTCTACTGCATCGGATATTTTCAATAAATACATTTCAGATATCATCTAATCCAGCAACGTCAGCATAAAAAGTTAAAGTCACTGTAGAAAATTTAGAAACACCGGAATTCAGTGTGACATCTAATAGCCTGTGAATAAGAACTCCGTCTATTTGAATACCTTTGCCAATAGATACTTTATTGAGTTTTGAATCGAAATCATAAATAGCTTTACCTACCTCACTCGTTGCACCAACAACCTGTGAGGATTTTTTATTTTCTTCCACCATCTCACCCCCTCTTAAATCAAATTTTGTTGCAATTAATGACTAGCTCGTACAAGATAATTCACGATTCATTAAATTACCGCTAAAAGCGTTATATGGTCCAAAAAAAATATAATCTAATGGACAAACATATAGTTCTGATACTTTTTTCATCATATCGAAAGTGATTTCGCTAGAATCAACTTCTAACTTTCTCAATGTCATAACGCTAATACCAAGATGCTTAGCAGCTTCATCTTGGCTCAGATTAAGACGTACACGTAAACTTTTTAATGTTTGTTTTACATAAATGGGTACAATTTTTTCCACTGTTGCCACCTCCTATTAGTTTTGTTGAATTCAATATATCACGCTAAAAGCGGTAAATCAACTTATTTTTTTCTAAAAGCGGTATATTTTTTCTAAAAAACACATATTATTGTGTACTTTATATGCTAAAAGCGTTATTATTAAAAATATAAGGAGGTGAAAACAATTGAAAGATACTACGAAACTAGTTTTTTCTAAGAATTTAGAATCTCTACTATCTAAAACAGGTAAAACGGTGAGTGATTTATCTAACGATATAGGTATCTCTTATTCCACTGTTTCTGATTGGAAGAATGGTAAAAAGATGCCTAGAGGTGGATCCTTACAAACGTTAGCTGATTATTTCAACGTAAATCTATCTTCATTGCTAGAAGAAAAGAAGACTAATTTAATAGAACTTTCACAACCATCGTCAGAATATACTTATTTCCCTGTGCACGCTTCTGCAGGTGTCCCAATACGAATTGATAGTTTAACGGATGCAGAGACTATTACAATTCCAGACGCAGTTTTAGGTAAACATGCTGGAGATGATGAACTATTTTTTATGCGTGTAAATGGAGATTCGATGAATAAAGTAATACCTCATCAATCTCTTATTGGTGTGAAACCTATTCAAATTAATGAACTAAAAGATGAAGATATCATTGTGTATAGTGATGGATATAACTACTCAGTCAAAAGGTTTTATCGAGATGAAGATCGGTTAATTTTTAGACCTGAGTCATATGATGCTAGCTTTACTGATTACACGGTTAGAGAACCATACGAAGACTTGAGGTTACATGGCAAAGTTGTTATTTATATTGTTAACTTAGATTAATACTTAACGTTAAGCATTAAACCAAGAAAAGAGCAGACTCATTTGTCTAGCTCTTTTCTTATAAACTTCGAAAGGAGATTAAACTGAAATGACCGTAAAAGAAACTGCAGCCAAAAATATTTTACGTGTAGCTATATACGTTCGTGTATCTACCCGCAATCAAGAAGACAAATATAGTTTAGCTGCCCAGGAACATGATCTAGTAGAATATGCGAACAAACAAAACTGGCATATCGTTGAAGTTTTTAAAGATGTAGAAAGTGGTGCAAAGCTTGATAAAAAAGGGTTAACAGCTTTAATGGATAGTGTAGATGATGGCCTAGTAGATATTGTACTAGTAGCCGATCAAGACAGGTTATCACGCTTAGATACATTGAATTGGGAAGAATTAAAATTAGTGTTGCGTGAAAATAATGTAAAAATTGCAGAACCAGGCTTAGTTATAGACTTAGACAATGAAGATGATGAATTTCGTTCTGATTTATACAACATCATTGCGAGACGAGAGCGTCGTTTATTTCGTAGGAGATCCCAACGAGGATTACGCCAATATGTACGCGAGGGTGGAATATACGGACGTGTACCATTTGAATATATTTACGACAAGGAAACAAAAGAAGTATCCCTTAATGAGGAATTTTCTTGGGTTATATCATTCATCGATGAATTATTTTTACAGGGATATGGCCCCTCTAGTATTGCTAGACGTTTGAATAAAATATCACGAACGCCAAACGGTGCTAAATGGCATGCCAACACAGTGTACCAAAGATTATTAAATCCAGCTTACTGTGGTGAATACAGCGTAACATTTATGAATGGTGAAACAATTACCATTAAGAAAAAATATCCCTTACTGCGAACAGTAGAAACTTTTGAGCGTATACAACACATCATCGAAACAAATGCTAAACCATTCTCTACAACCCGGAAACATCATCATCCATTAGCTAAGCTGCATATTTCATGCGCTGAATGTGGTCGAAAAATATCTTTACAGCAAGGCGATAAATCACAGTATGGTGGATATAGATGGTATTTAGCACATAATCGTGGATTAGCTGAGCCATGCCCCTACGATCCGAAATATAACGCTGTTCGCATTACTAGACCCCTTGTATTGGCAGTTAAAAATATTTTGCTGAGCGAAGAAACTGCGAAAAGATATCTGGATATTGAATTCAAAGACGAATCTCAAATTACCCAACTGGAGCAACAAGCATCCAATCTACAAAAGATCATGAGCGATAATAATGGGAAAATTGATAAGTTGCTAGATTTGTATTTAGATAGCAAGCTAACAAAAGAAAAATATGAGGAAAAAACAAAGTCAATCGAAACAGAGAATGCGGGTTTAAAAGCGAGCTTTGATGAATTAAAAATGAAAATAGATTTGCTGAAGGATGAGAAATATAGTTATGATGCGTTGCTTGATAATTTAGCAGTAGTAGAAGAACATTTATCGACTATCTATCGCATTGACACAGAATACAGTGAGAAAGACAAAGAAGATTTAATAGCAGCCTTGTTCGAATATGCACTACTCTCACCAGCTGATAACACCATCACGTTTAAATTTACTACAATCAATGATTTCCCTATTGATTTAAAGATTAATATTGATGAAACAAATCTGGAATACGAAGAACGGTTATTACAACAACAAAGAGAACGTTATGAGGCTACACAAGCTATTTTAGATGCCCAGCCTTCTCCGATATCATTTATGGAATTAAAACGACTGACAGGATTGAATGCACAAACTTTGCGACTAGATGAAGAACGCTTCGGACCCTATTCAAATTTAAAACTAGGTAAAGGCAGCCCTGAACGAAAAGCAGAAATTATTGAAGGTATTAAAAGGTTAATTACTGTCAATCCAAACATGACTAGTATAGAGATTGCTAAAGAATTGGGTAGTTCACAAGGCACCATACTAAAATATATAAGAGAAAATAACTTGCGTGAAGGTAGACAGCACAAGGGTTGAGGAGGTGATATGTACATAAACACTTATTAATATGTTAAACATTTTGAAATTGTATAATTAGGATGGATATAATTAACAAAACTATAAGCATCTCAATTAAAGTAAAACCAGCTTGTTGGTTAAGACGTTTCATCATCTTCCTCCTAAACTAATTCAATCATGTGATAGATGGGTAATAATAAACTGATA